AAGCAGTGGTATCAACGCAGAGTACTCCCCAAGAGTGCTGACGATGCTGACGAACTTCTCGAGCAAAATCCAAAATCTCAAATCACGCCCAGAGAAATCTCTCCCGTAGGTTCCACCAGCCCCTACCCCTACCCCCTCCATCCATAGGTAGGTGTTAGCAGTCATTCCATTAGTGCTAATTCATAAGTGCTAATCGTTAGCAGCCATGAATCGTTGCTAACAGCTAGTCCTCGAGGCGGCAATTCGCTTGGGCGACGACATGTGCAGCCGAGCTGTATGTGGCGATTGTATGTGCTCGCTCTTGATGTACGAGCTCTGACGGCATGTGCTCGCTACTATCCGGCCCTTCCTGGGCCGCGGCGCCGGCAAAGGGGCAGACCCCTAGGGGTGCTTGCGGATTAGTTATCCGCAGTCGGTCCAACGTCGGCGGTCGGGATTGAACCATTGGGACCATCACGGGAGCGGTCTAGGGATTCTCCGAGCGCTCAGCTCGCGGGAGGGATTCTCCGCGGCGATGCAGGCCAGCGAAGATCGCCAAGGGGTCAAGCAGGGTCAAGCAGGGTCAGAGAGGGATAGCGACGGATCGCTCAGCAGAGTGGTCTAGAGGTACTTAGAGCGGTAGGGACTGACGGAAGGATTCTCTCCGGCGATTCTCAGCGCTTATCTGGCGAAGCTCTGAGCGTTAGCAGTGATGGACTTCCGCTAATCGTCGCTAGTCGATAAGGGATCTAGGATCGGTCTAGCTAGAGTGTTGCGGAGAGGATTCTTCGGGCCGATGTTCGAATCTCCCACGGAGCTTAGATAAAGATTAGCTGAGAATCGATTAGCAGTCTTGCATTACTGCTAATTGTCTGTAGACTCCCGAGCGCAGCGATCCTCTAGAATCACTCCAGCGAATTGAAAGCGAGCGAAGGCAATGCAAGAATCAAGCGATTATCGGGTGCGCGCGGAGGATATGGCGTTCGCTGAGCGTATGGCGCGGGAGGATGCGACCGAGATTGACAATCTAGTCCACTTTGGCGGTTCCCCTGTAGTCGCTGGAGAGGTCGCGTGCATTGTCGATGGTTCGCAATTCTCCCCTAGTTGGCGCAGACTCGACGGCGGAGCAGCTGTATGGTCGCGCGCTATTGAAGAATTGCGCGAGGTGACACTCTGCGAAGTCTACAGCGAGACACTTGACCGCGCGGTCGACGCCATCGACTGCCAAGGAGGCTCGCTCTATTGGGAGGATGGATGTTTGTTTCTCAGCGGCCCCGATGCCGAGGACCCCGCGCTGAGCGAAGATACCGAACCATTCGCGCAGACGTTCAATCTGTCGATCAGTATGGGTAATGACGCGATGCGCACGCCGATGGGAATTGCGAGCGCGCTGCGCAGCGCAGCGCGGCGCATAGAGGATTATGAGCCTCTGAGCGGGACGATTCTCGATGCTAATGGTAACACAGTCGGTGAGTGGTCTTTCGACCGTAGCTAGCCTCTCAGCGCGTGCTAGGTGTGATTCTGAGCGGTTCGATTCCGCTCGCGCGCTATATCCCGCCGTTAGAGTGCGGGCGAAGTGAAAGCGAGACACAATGCGAGATAGGGCCGACGTTACAATGACGCGCCAAACCGCTGAGGGCTTTCTAGTCGCGCACGTTCGGCGCGAGCATGGACACTTTAGCGTGACCGGCGATCTTTACACATCGCGCCGTGCATACGATCTAGGGTCGGAGTCTGCAATTATCGCGTGCGGATGTCTGCACGCGGAGATTCTGCGCGCGTTCCCTGAGCTTGCGCAGATTGTCGCACTGCACCTATCCGATGTCACTACGGGCGAACCGATGCACGCTGAGAGTAATGCGAGCTATTTCTACTTGGGCGCATATTCGCTCGGATCGTGGCGGGACGATTACGGATACGCTCAGCGCGCTGGATTAAGCGCGTCTGATTATGCGCGCAAGCTAGCGGCCGCCGCGCTGAGAATCGAGCCCGATGACTTCCCGGCCGAGCTGCACGCGCTAGCGGTCAAGATTGGCACCTATGCGCCGGATACAATGGCGCGGGAGGATGCAGAGCAAACATTCCGCGATGCATTCTCAGTATTTGTCGATGCTCAGCGCGAGCGTTGGCAGAATGAAGCGCGCGACGCTAATGCGTGGATCGACGCGCACGCTACGCCAGACGTTAGCGATCCGGCCGACGTTGCAAGCGGCGAGACATACGCTCAGACGTTCGACGCCGGCCTAAGCGTGCGCGCGAAGCTGACCGGTGAGACCGCCGATAGCATCGGTGGCCATTATCAGTACCGCGTAACCGTTAGCACGGTTGGTCAACATTACCGCGGTACCTTTACAGGCTCGGCCGCGGATTATGACGACGGACGGATAGACGCGCGGCAAGCTGCGCTAGGTGTGCTAAGCGATCTTTGCCTCTACCGGGACCGCGACGCCGACGATCTAGCGGCCGATTATGGTCTAACACAATCTCCGCATGATCGCGGAGTCTTGCAGGCTATGCGTCGGCAGTGTCGCGCGTATGAGCGTATGAGCGATGCCATCGACGCCAACGCGCACCTATTCGGGCAATGAGTAAGCGAGCAAAGATCCTCCGGGCAATCCGTGCGACGTTCTATGCGGTCGGATACGCGGAGCATCATAGACGGTAGGGCTCAGTCGCGCGTGCGCTCACGGATCGGCGCGCGGCCCTGTAGTGGCAATCAATCGACCCATAAGGAAAGCGAGACATAATGCGCAAGACCCTAGCTTCAATCATCGCCACGGTAGCGTTCGCAGCTTTGCCGGCGTCGGCGTCGGCACTATTCCCGACAATGTGCGCGCAGCTTCGCAGCGAACTACCGGGTGCGACGATCCTAGCCTGTAACAATCGCACCGGGCAATTTGTCGGCGTGCTAGCGAGCGCTCAGCTAGTCCACGGGCGCATACGATGGGCGGGTCGCTTTACCGTCCACTATTGGAGCGGCCCTAGCTACAGGCGTTAGCGGGGCGAACGCTAGAGCCCGTGTCAATCGGTGCGGACTTTAGCGCTCGCGCACTAGCGAGACCCATACCCCTAAGAATCGAAAGCGAGACATAATGCGAGACCGTAAGAACGACTACCGCCGCACCGATAAGACGCGCTCTAGCGCCGCGCGTGCCACGACGTTGGAGCGTAAAGCGATCCGAGCAATCAAATACGCGAATCCGAGCCCGGCGCGATGACATACAAAGTGCGGACGGTCGCTGGGATCCTGCTAACCACTACTGACCCGCTGCGAGCTGCGATGTGGCGCAAGCGTGGAGCGAAGGTGCTAGCGATCCCTGCGAACCGATAGCGGATCGGATACGGGCGCACGTTAGAGCGATCTAGCGCGCGTCTGTACCCGCTCGACTACCGACCGGGAACAACCCCTAGTGAAAGCGAGAACAAACGATGCGAACCTATGCCGATGCTACGGAATACCTCGCGGCCGGGCGATCCAAAGATGATCGACCCCTAGCCAATAACACTCGCTTGCAATCCCGCGGCGATGACATCGCGGTTAGATTGCACGCTACCGATGTAGTTACATACCGTCCCGATGGCACTGTGGCGCTCAGCGCTGGCGCTGGCCATTGGCATACCAAAACAACGATGGATCGTATTCGCACGTACAGCGGCGCGCGACTCTACAGCGAGAGAAACGTTTGGTATGTCCGCACTGAGCCCGATGCAAACGACTCGGAGCTGGCGCTTATATGGCGCTCGATTCCCACGCCATATGAAGCTAACGATCCCGGTGGAGAGCCCGTCAAGTCTGCCGACGGTTGCATGGTTGGCACTGTCACATATGAGATTGAGCATCGGCGCGACCTACTGAGCAAATACGATATTGAGTGCGACGGTATCGAGCCCGATGAACCATACGAACATGAGAGCGGATATTTCGTTGGCTATCGTGTCCATGATGTCAACGTCGCTACCCGCTACCGGACAGACTCATATGCAGGCTATGGACATAAAGTCGAGCCCGTAGCGGACGCCGACGAAACGCGCGAAGTACAGTGCCAGCATTGCGCCGCATTCGACGCGCTGCATCGCGCTTGGGATCTCGCCTACAATGGCGAATCTTGGGGTCGCAATTCCGGCCGTGGCTACCGTCGAATGACTGAGCTATTGGCAGAGTACGGATCGCGCGAAGCATGGAAAGCCGCGGCGCTCGCGGACTTTCGAGCTGTGAGATCCAACCGTCAATCTGTGCGCGAATGGGAAGTTCGCAACCGTGTGCTATTCGTTGACGATATCACGGTCAATGCAGACGGATACGCTCAGCGGCCGGACGCTCGCAGGATGGCTAAGGATGTGCGCAAGCGGGCGAAACTCGACCGGGAGGTTGCACGTATTGATAAGTTCGTTGATCATTGCATCGCCAAAGTCGCGGCAGGCAAGGTGCCGATGCCGAGCAATGGCGATTGCTGGTTTTGCTTGGGGATGGACGATGGCGGTTCTCCCGATCACTTGGCCGCTCATATGCGCGAGCGGTACGTTGTACCGTCCATGCTTATCAACGCGCTCAGATTCGCCGGATATCCAGACGCAGGGATCGGGATATCCCTTGGGATGGCACCGGACGCAACTCACCTTAGCTTTGGATTCTCTCCCGATGGCGAGACCGTAAAGCGCGCATTGCGCCGCTACCTTATGCGGCGCTTGCTAAGTGACTCAATCTAAACCAACCCCAAGCGAAAGCGAGGCAATGATGGATCTAGCAGACTGCTATATCGGCCAGCGCGTAGAGCTTGCGCCGCATATGGATCTATGGATGCGCGGCGCGCGCTATGGGTCAGTCGTGGAGATACTAACCGGGCGCGAGCTAGGCTTTGTGCGCGTGCGCGTGGACGCTATCGACCGCGTAAAGGCTTTCCGCGCAGACGATCTAACCGATGTTTATGACACGGCGCACAATCGGCGCGCAGCGGCGCTACACCGCGGGGACATCACGCCAGAGGAATTGGAAACGTGGACCGATCCTACCCCAAGCGAAAGCGAGGCAAACGATGGCCGCTAACCCTAAGTGTGATGCGCAACGCTGCAAAGACTCGCAAGGTCGCGCCGGCCGGATAGACGCTATCCGCGGAATGACGCAAGCTGATCTAGACCGCGGCGAAACTGGCGAATACAGCGCCGACGTTGGCACATGCTCCGACGATCTAGTGACAATCTGGCACGGGCTCGATACGCCTGCCATCGCGTGTGGCAAGCACGCGTGCTATAGCCCAGTAGCAGTATTCCGCGGGCATCGCACCCGGATAAACGAAAGCGAGCCCGCGCGATGACTACCTCTCAGCTATGGGCAATTGCAGCGCTCGCGCGAGTAGCTGCGCCAGAACCGCGCTCAGCGCGGCCCGTCAAGTCACCTAAGACTGTGCGAATCGTCCGGCCGAACTACATAGCAGAATGGGAGGTTATGCGATGAGAGAGTTCTACGTTAGCCGGCAAAGCTACTGGCACGAGGATGGCGCGTACGCGGTGGAGATTGCCCGCGAACTTGACTACAGCGGTCCCGGTGCGCTAGGCGCGAAGTATCCGGGGGAAGGTTGCGAGTATCTTGACCCGCGCGAAGCTGCGCAAGCTGCAATCAGTGTGCGCGAAGCTTGGCTAGCGGATCTAGCTGCAAAGCATGATAGCCGCGACGGAGCAATGCGGGAGGTTGCGCTAACCCTCGCAATGAATGATCTAGTCTACCCCGTTACCGATGACGGTCTAGAGCCCGCTGAGCTGATCGAATGGGCGGATAAGCGAGCTGAGTCGATGGCGCATTGCGAGCATTGCGGACTACCGTGCGAATCGGACGGATACAGTGACTATGGCGAACCATTCTCAGCGTGTGATAGCGATTGCGCAGAGCGATACGTGGAGAGTTTGCGCGAGCCCGATTATGACGACGCCGACGATGAAAGCTTTGCGTCGATCATCGTAGACGGCCGATGGCGCGCGATTGACGGATATGCCGATGATGGCACGCCGATCCTCTCAGAGAATCAGTTTCCTACCCCTACGGATGAAAGCGAGGCATAGATGACCGCAGAGACTCCCGAGGCACTACTCGCCGCGATGCAGACGCCTACCTATGACGATGATGGCAATGAGCGCATTGATATCTGTACGTGTGGAACTTGCGGGCGCTCGTGGAATGACGCCGCGGTGTCACAATGGACGCCGACGCCTAGCGCTCGATGCCCGTTTGAGTATGAGCACGTCTACGATGACGATGCACTGTATGAACAGAGGCTAGAGCGCGGTCGCGCACAATGGGGCGATAAGTTCGATCCAAGCTCGCTTGAAGTGGCGAGTCAATTTATCCCATACTTCAATAGCGATCAGCGCGTGCGCGTGCGCACCGGCGGGCAGGAATTGACCGGGAGGATTGGCACAACTAGCGGTTGGCGTCCGTCATTCCTGCTAATGCGGCGCTCTAGCGACCGCGGATCTAGCTATCTGCTAGGCGCGGGCGATGTCATCGTCGCGGTGCAATACGGTCGCCGCTACGTGCCGGTAGCGAATCTCTACGTGCGACCGGGAGTGAACTAATGGCACGCTCTGAGCTGATTGAGTTTGAGATTCTTTGGTATGCCGGCGGTCCCGAATGGGCACCGAATCGCTGCATCGGGCGCGAGCATATTCGCAAGCGCGATCTAACCGCGGCGATCACAACCGCGTGCAACATGCTGAAAGCGGGCAAAGGATGCCACGACGGATACGCGCACGGATTCTACGTGCGGAAAGCGCCGGCACAATTGCAAACGACGCGGGAGGTAAACCGATGAAGATGGCACCGGCAGACTACGATGCGCTGAGCGCGCTTATTAGACCATTCGACACGGCCGAGACTCGCGCCCCGTACATCGCGCGAGATATCCCGCGCGCCGATGCAGTGCAAGACTTTGACAAACGCTACCGCTGGGATCTACTTTGGTATGTACGCGCACGCAACCGGGAATTGGTAGACCCCATAATAATGTCCGGTCTGTATGACGACGCACATATCGACACGGCGCTGCGCAAGATCGTCCCGCCCCTACTCACTGAAAGCGAGGCATAGATGCCGCTAGAGACTTTGCCAGACGGTACGCCACTATGGGCAGACTTGAACGCCGAGCCCGCAATTAGTATTGAATATCTCGGCTGCATCTATAACGGCGGGGAGACTTTCGACGCCTACCATGCAGGTTTTGAGGTAACGGATCGCAGAGCTGACGCTGACGATCCTATCGTCGACCGATTCGGGCTCGACATCGGTGCAACCGGGAATGTGCCGAACGGCGTTTGTATGTCCACGGAGTATTTCCACGATCATCTAGTGGAGGATGACCCCGAGCGATGGAGCTGGATCGAATGGGCGGCGCTCCCCGAGCCCGTACAGAATGCGATTCTAGGTGAGGTTGAGCTACTTGAATGGGCCGGCGTACCGGAGTTCGATGAAAGCGAGGATAACGATGACTGACCTAAGTGACTGTATGGAGTTCGATCACGTCATTACCGTACATGAGGATGGTTCGATCACAGACGGACCGCAGAGTCTCTACGCGCCTACCCTGGAAGATGAAGAGCTGGACGATAGGCGATGGTCATTCTTTAGCGCGGGATACAGCGGGCAGTACGGATACAGCGGCCCGATCATGCACAATTCCGAATACATCGGCGGTAGGCTAGCCGATGACATTATCGCTACCCCTGGGATCTATGCGGCAGTCGTCGCGTATTGGACAAACGACGATCCCGACGACGATGCGGGATCGGATAGCGAAGGTTGGGCAATCGTCACTTACAACGGAGAGGTAAGTGTATGACTAGCTACAGGGTTAGGTGGGACATCGACGTGGACGCTGACTCTCCACACGCCGCGGCGCGAGCTGCGCGGGAGATAATGCTCGACCCCCATTCGACCGCGACTTACTTCCGCATCATCGACAATGAGAATGGATCGAAGTGTGGAGTCAACCTAGAGCGCGAGATATGGGAAGGTGAGTTTGTATGACCGATCACACGCAGGAATGTACGGATTACCGGGAGGCATTCCATAAGATCACTGGCCGCGACACTGACTGCATATGCGGCGGTGATGCTATCCCCGGCGATGCTGAGAATGATGCAATCGAAGCGGTGGCCGCAGAGATTCAATCCGCGGAGGATGCTGGGCACCTTTACGATCCATCCGCTGCACCGCCTGGCATGGTCACGCTCTACTGCGAGCTAGGAAAGCATGAGTGGCAACGTGCGGCGAAGCGAGGTAGAAAGCCGACTAACTGCCCGGACCACCAACCGGAGCCCGCACACGCCATCACAGCGCGTCTAGCGGACCCTCCCCAGCTATGGTGCGCGCTAGGTCAACATCATTGGACGCGCGAGCTGACCCGCGGTAGAGCGCCGGCAAACTGTCCCGAGCATCGTCCGGTCGCGGCCAAGGTATCGAGCGAGGATGGTCGAAGCTCTGCGCGCATCGCAGGGATCCAAGCGATGATCGACGCGCGACCACCTGACTGCACATGCAGGATTGAAGCGATGATGAGCGACGATGAGCTACAGAAAGTCGAATCGTGCAAACTTGGGTACGTGTGCTCTACCCTCGACAAAGTAAGACGCCATTACGTGAACTACGGCCGGCATACCGGCGAGTCAACTAAGGAATTGGAGGTAATCGAAGCATGACCATTGACGAGCTAATTGCCATAGCAGCCGGCGCGCGGGAGGTATCGCCGCTAGGTGGGCGCACGGTCGTCTGTCTCTGTGAGTATGAGCGCGAATATGAAGAAATCACTCGCGCTACGCTTGACACTGGCAGCGATAGTGCGGTGTTTCTAGTGTGCGTGGACGATTGAGGCAAAGCTAGTGGATGCGATGCTCGTCCATGCACACACGTCTACCGAGCTGCATCAGATGGTAGAAAACGCCGTGGGGTGGATCGAGGCACATCAGAGCGCAGACCACTACTACACAGAGGAGGTAGACCGTTAGCAGCGATAAATGACTGCTTGCAACCCAAGAGCAAAGAAGCTATCATCCCAAGTTCCGCGAAAGATTGGAGGCGATGCCCCGATGACAAACGAGATACTGAAGATCACCTACGCAGGCAAGCCCGTGAAGGTCGATGTCGCGAAGATCACCGAGCAGTTGGTAGGTGGTGGTGAACTGCAATTGCCGGCGCTCGATGACGATGCCGAATATCCTGGGCTCAGCGCAGAGAGGTTATTCAGGGATGCTGAGCAGCTCGGCATCCTGATCGCGCCAGAAGGCATCGACATCGAATGCTACGGCGACAACGACAGTGACGGTGGTGGATTCATCCTGGCCGCTTATCCCAAAGAGGGATTGCGTCGTGGAGTGACGTGCGGATGGCGCGACGTGGACAACATCACCCGCAGGGATAATGATGACCGTACAGACCATGAGCTAGTCATAAATGCGATCTGCTTCTTTGCGCGCGAGTTGAACGCAGCGCTCGGTGAGTGGATATGACGAATCAGCGTCAGAGGCTCACCGAGAAGCGTCCACCACTGTCGCGTCACATCGCGCAAGTGGATCTATTCCTGGCCGGCGTAACTACTGAGCTACGACTCACACAGCCGGTCATCCATACGGTCAAGACGGTCTACGGCACCGCGGCGCAGGATATGGTGAGCGGGCGATGGCTGGCTGGTGGGTGATGAGTAAACACACGATTCTCTACCCAAATGAGAAGCCAAGCAATGACAAGTTTCTTACTTCTCGGCATAGTTTGGAGGAACTTGAATCGCTTGTCGAGAAGATGTACCCAGGGACTTTTGCGATCCCTCCTGTCCATATCAACCGACGCACCGGAGTACGCACTTGGTCTCTCTACCGAATACTTCCAGACAAGGAGGTAACAGAAACAGATGACTGACACATTGATCGCTTACCACGGCGACACGAAGTTGAAGAAGAAGATCATGGCACAGATCCGAGCACACCGCAAAGCCGACGAAATCGTGCAAGGCGCGTACTACAATCCGAACAGGAAGAACGGTACAGTCCGAGTGTGCGCTGTCGGCTGTGTGCTACACGACCCGAACGGTGGCCATGTCGCCTACGAAACCGAGTTCGGAATCCCTGTGCAACTCGCATATCTTGAGGATTCAATCTTTGAGTCTCTGCCGCTCGACGTAGCGAAGGAATGGCCTGCTCGGTTTATGGGTGCGATTCGTCCAGGTGCGAATCTATCGCGTGTGTGGCCCGAGTTCGCTATCTGGCTAATGATCGACCCCGAATGGGGGTCCGTCAACGTCGCCGAAGCCGAAGACATAAAGGAAGCTTGTCGGAAAGTAGCCGATGGTTACGCACGCCTAGAGACGATTACGGGCTCCGAAGTACGAGCGATCAATCAGGCTGCGTGGTCTGCGGTGACTGCGCGGGCTGCGTGGTCTGCGCGGGATTCGTGGTCTGCGTATGGTGCGGTGAATGCGTTGGTTGATGTGCGGCACCATCGGAGAACGTGGACTGAGCAGGGTGCGTTCGTCGCCGCATCCGCAGACAAACTCATCGAACTACTAGAGGCGTGCAAGTAATGGCCGATGAGAAAATCACAACAGAAAATCGTCACCAACCGCAGACGATCACGCAGCTCTGTGAGCGGCTGAGAGAGGATGGTTGGGCAGAGATCGCGGATGCGATTGCTGATGGCCGAATCGATGAGCTGTCGCACTTTCAGACGGTGATTATCGATACCGCGGTCTATGGCTTTGGCGTGCTAGTCGAAGGCGAGCGCGTGGACCCATTGGGAGTCAAGATTCTCGCCTACAGCAAACGCGATGACAGTGACACGCTCCCGGTCCCTAAACGACGTGACCCAATACCACCTTCCCGCGAGGAAACACTCCGAGAAGGCATCATACGAATCGAAGGCGAGCAACCGTCGTGAAACGACCGTGGAGACTTGAGCGCCGGCCAAAGACCTATGGTGGGATGTGGGCAATTTGTGCGACCTACTCGACTTACGAGCGCGCAGTAGAAGCTGTCAATGCTCCGCTTGGTTGGCGGTCACTATATGAGATTCAGATACCGATGTACGACTATGAGTTTCGCGTCTACCACCGATCACTCGAGCGGCTCGAACATCACGGCGGCGTGACAAGCATATGACCACAGCAGAAGTCGGCACCGAAATGCTCGACAAACTAGCCGCACTCGGAATCCCTTGCGATCTCGAGAACGTCGTCGTCGGACCACAGCTCACCCGATACGAGCTACGCCCGACGAATGGCACTCTAATGAGCAAGATCCGACGCACGGCTGATGACATCGCATTCCAACTCGGTTCTCATCCAGTAGCGGTCATCGCGCCGCTGCCAGAGCGAGCGGGATTGATCGGTGTCGAAGTCCCATCTGAGCGCCGCATCGTCAGGCTCGGTGATCTGCCGACCGCAGAAGCACCACTGACCTTCCCGCTAGGGTTCAATGTGGACGGAGATCCGATCTTCATGGATCTGGCCGCTGCACCGCATCTGCTCGTAGCCGGCGAGACCGGATCGGGAAAGTCGAGCATGATAAATGCCATGCTGTGCTCACTCCTGAGTCGCTTTGGGCTTGATGAATTGGCCCTGGTGATGATCGACCCGAAACAAGTCGAGCTAACCCCATACGACGGTGTAGCGCATCTCTTGGCGCCGGTCGCTGATACCGTCGAAACCGCGCTCGCGCGACTGACGAGCTGCGTGAAGCTGATGGATCTCCGCTACAACGTAGCTCAGACACTCGGAGTTCGATCGCTGGCTGAGCTCAATATGAAGATGGAAGAATCTGGAGACGCTCCATACCCATATGTGGTCGTGGTCGTGGACGAGCTGGCTGATCTGATGATGACGAGCAAGAAGGAATGCGAGAGCTTGATCGTGCGGCTTGCACAGAAGGCTCGAGCGGTAGGGATTCATCTAGTGCTCGCCACACAAGCCCCGCAAGTCGCCGTATGCAGTGGAGTAGTAAAGGCAAATCTCCCATCACGTCTCTGTTTCTCGGTGTCATCGATGAGCGATAGCCGCGTGGTGCTGGATAGGAATGGAGCCGAGAAGTTACTCGGCCGCGGCGACGGACTGGTGTCAATGAATGGCGCAAGGCCAGTGAGATTCCAGGGTGCGTACATCGACAGTGATGAGATCAAATCAATCTGCGACAGATGGAGGTGAGAGATGGAGCATGACACGGCGTATCCAGAAGTAGGGTCAGTGTGGGAACGTACAGTTGCTTATGAGACCGGCGACGGGCAGAAATTCCCGCTACCTGAAAGTCGTTATGAGCGCTTCCGTGTCGAAGTAGTTGTGCCAGGAGATCGCCTCGGCCGAGAGATTCGTGGCATTCTTGAAATTGAGGGGAAAGTCTCTGCAACGTACTCGACTACACAAGAGAATTTCTGGAGTCAATGGCAGCCGGTGCTCAAGTCTTGAGGAAACGCATTCAGAACCCAATCTCAGGCCGCATCCATGAAATTGAAACTGGAGATAAGACAATCGAAGTGAGTCAGAATGGAGGTAACAAAGTGGAACCAGAAAGACCTACCCCACTAGCAATGCAGAGTTCATTCACAATCCTCGAGCGCCGGCAGACACTTATTGCGATCGCTGATGAAGTGGGCATCACGACCGTCTTTGTCGCTATAGCGATTGGCCTTAGCCAAGCTGCAGGAGCTACCCATGCGCCACTTTGGGCAATTCTCCTAGCTGGTGGCCTCGGCGTTCTCACAGGGAAGCCGACCAAGAAATGAGCATCGTAATTGGATGCACATACTCCGATTGCGGTGAGGAAGCCCTGATTGGCATTGAAGGCTATTGGTCGCCGGCAAAGCCGCTGGATGGCAGCAATGCAGCGATCCTAATCGAGCTGCCAGAAGACTGGACGATCGGATACGTCGGGCACGATTCAGTAATCCGCTGCCCGTACCATTCTCTACGTGCGCTCGCAGGTTCATAAATGGGCGATAGCTACGAGGTCTACATCGATGTCGTCCATCATCACAAGCACGATGATGGCGAGGGAAGGAAACTCTCCCGATGCTGGAGATACGCCAACACCGGCGACCCTGAGCAGATGGTCGCAAATGCGCTCCGTGAGTTCGCCGCCGAGCTGCGTCCAGAAGAAGGAGATATGCGCAGTGACTTCAGCATCTTCGAAGCGCTCGACAAGATCCGCGCAGATCACGTCATGGATAAGCTCCATCGCCGCACAGTGATCCTAACTCTCGACCGTGTAGCCACAGAGTTAGGGCTCGAGTGGTACGGAGTGCGATCATGAGTCGCTTGGATGAAGGAAAGTTCATGACTTCGATGAACAATGCTCCGGCCAAATTCCCTGTGGGAGATTTTTGGGCATGAGAAAAGCCACAGGCACGATTTTCCTACGTGAAGGCACTCGCGGAAGCGTGTGGTACATGCGTCTGCATCTACGGGATGGTTCAAGGACGAAGCGACGTATTGGTGATCTCGAGGATTTCACACGCGAACAGGCCCAAGAGAAGCTGGAAGAAGCACTGAAGAGGTTGAATGCTCCTGTAAGCCAAGACCCTACTTTCTCCGTGGCTGCCCAGGAGTATCTCGATTACTGTGAGGATCGACTGAGGCAGACGACGATGCGGACCTACCGCGGGATCGTCAGGTATTTCGACGCTACCTACGGCGCCTTCACTCTTTCTGATCTCGCAGAAAGAAGCGAGCAATACTATCATTTTGATGATCTTGATAATCAGCATCGTGTCGTCCTCGCCGGCATCTACGAGTTCGCGCGTCGAGTCCGCAAATATAGTGGGCCAGACCCCACGAAGAATCTCCAGCGCAAGCGCAAGATACCTCCTGCGCCGATCGAGGTCTACTCCCCAGACGAGATCATTCGCTTAGCCGAAGCTGCGCACAATTACCAAGACAGTGTGCTCTTTGTCTGTGCCGGTTTCTCCGGGCTACGTCTGAGTGAACTACGTGGCCTGTGCTGGCGTGATGTCGACTTCCTCAAGAGCTCGATCCATGTGCGCCGTGGCTACACAGATGAGAATTGCTTTGCGCCACCTAAGAGCGGGCGAGAGAGATCAGTACCGATGATCCCACAGCTTTCTTCTGTGCTCCAGCAGCTTTGGCTCCGCGACCACCATACGGGCCTAGAGGATCTCGTCTTCTGTGACGACTTTGGTGGTGTGCTCAGCAGCTCTTTACTTTACCGCCGTTTCCAAGCTGCAGCAAAGCGAGCTGGACTACGACGGTTGCGTTTCCATGATCTCCGTCACTCGTGTATCACAATGATGGTACAAATCTTCCCACTGTCCGACGTGCAAGTGTACGCTGGCCATGCGAACATCCAAACTACTATGAAGTACGTCCACTTCCTGCCTCACACGGATGCGGCCGAGAAGCTAGGTAGGTTGGTGAGCGGTGAAAATCACTAAGGCCGTCCTCGCAGACATCATCGACCACGCTCAGAGCGACGCGCCTAATGAGTGCTGCGGGATTCTCGCAGTCGATAATTGGATCTTGTCACGCGCCTATCGTGCAACTAACGTCGCTGACCGACCAAGGCATGACTACCGGATCTCAGCAGTAGAGCAGTATCAGATTTCATGTGAGATTCACCGAGAAGGATTCAACAGACTCCAAGTTGTCTACCATTCACATCCTACGACCGGCACTGAGCCATCGCAGTTAGATTCTCTTGCTCTGAACATGACAGACGCCACTCTCCAGGTCATCATCAGCCTTGCCGGTGGAATGCCAGAGGTACGAGCGTACGGGCAACGGCATGGATTCTTTGGCGATATAAACGAAATCGATCTTGTGGTCATCAATGATTAGCAGTCATGAATCTCTGCTAACATGCGCCTCTATGAGAGACGGCCCATGACAAATCAAAGCCCAGTATCGCTGGGCGAATCGATCATGATGCTCGTTGAGCGCGCAGCTCGGCGCCGGCAAGCCCTCGATGAAGTCACCAAGATCCAACAAGACGCGCTCGAGCACCATGCTACGGAACGAGCTCGCGCAAAGGCACTCCACCAAGCTGCCAACCGAGAGTTGATAGATGCTGTTGACACAGCTAAGACGAGTGGGATGACTTTGGTTGACATTGCCAAAACAGTCGGGTTGAGTCCACCCGCATTAGTGAAACTTACTAGAACAGTCAAAGAGTGGGGAACCACTCAGAATGGAGGTATGTAAATGGGCCAACCACGTAGGCCACAAGGACGACTTTCAAGTACACCAATTGGAGCACCGCCACCAACTGCGGGAGCTGTCGATCTGAATGCAATGAAGGTATTGCCCAAGATACAAGGGGACCAGCTATTTCAAGGGCAGATGGCTCAAGCGAATCTCATCTGTGAGTGTGGAGAGCGTATGCGGGATGAGGCATACATCATCATCGTGCGCCGCGAGAAGATGACACCGACCCCAGAAGGCATGGGACCAGGACTCGGCCAATCAATCGTCCACTCGATCACTGATTGCGAGAAATTTGAGACCATCAGAAACGATCCACAGACCGTCATCATCTGCTGGCGCAAACAGAAGACAGAGCCAATTGTCTGGGCCGATGAGTATTGGGGACCGCCGATTACCGACGAAGAGCTCGACGCCGATAAGCTACTAGCAGAATCAGACGCAATTGCCAACGAATTAGAGGAGGTATAAATGCCAGACATTACCCACATCGATGCAAGCGAAGAGATCCTCTACACGGGGTTCCTGTGGCAGATTGGCGAGACCCCGGATGGCCAGCATGTATTGACCTTCAAAGTCAATGGGAACAAAGAGGTGGGCTTTGCTATGTCGAGCGAAACGCGCGAGAAAATCGGTAAGGCACTAACAGCTCCTCGAGTAATCACTCCGAATGGAGATCACTGATGCCACTCATCAACCGCAACCCACGGATCACCAACTCCGACATCAAAGCTGCAGCCGAGACAATCGCTAACGCTGCTGTCGGTTCTCATCCTGATGATCTATGGGGAGAAGTCAGTGCTGAAGCTGAAGATCAAATCCGTGATCTCCTAAAACGAGCCGGGTGGTCTGGTTGACAATGCCGAGCCATGAAGATGATCTTCGTACCATCGCCAGGATCGAGCGCCAGTACCTCGAGCCGCCCGACGACGAGCGCGACGACGCGATGACTGCCTGCACCAAGCCGGGCCGCTACGGTTGTGGCAACTGCGACGCTTGCGAGTATTGGGCCGACCGGCAAGCCGACCTATGAATGGCCATGACTGTGCGTAAAGATCCACCGTTATCTCTATGGCTATGCCAACGACGTGGGCTACCACTAGCTGGTTGTGTAAGCGCGATGATCATCGGCGCCCCCAGTGAAGCACATGCGAGAGTATTTGCAGCAGAACGCGATGGTGATATGTCGTGGGGCGATGACGGGTTTACGACGTGTACGCAAATCGTGCTAGATGCAGATGTGTTGCACACGTTATATTGCCCGAAATCGAAGACAAGAACGAGCCAGAGAAAGACAAACGGCGATGCCTCGTGAGCACCGCCGCTGTCTGATTCCATCCACAGGCCAGAAAGGTCTGGCAGCGGCCATCATAGCGCCCAGATGGGCACTTGGACAAGTGCCTTGCAATCGGCTAAACTGCGCCTCGATCCCCGCGCACCCGCGCGAACCACAGACTAGAAGGAGCCAATCATGGCATCAGGAGTCCGCATCACCATCGTCGCATACCCGCCAACTGGCGAGAACCCCGAGTATTACGACACGACCACGTTCTCATCTGTGGCGAATGCCATCGCCGGCATCGCCAACGGATTCCTCAGCTTCACGCCTTATGCCGAGGAAGCCGGCGAGATCGGTGAGTCAACTGAGACGACCGCTATCGCTGTCAGTGCGATCAAGGCCATCGTCGCAGCGACCTTCTAATGGCAGGAGGGATTCTTCCAGCCCCAGCTCTGAGCGCGAGCGGCGCAGTTGTCTGCAATGCTCCCTCTCAGGATGGGTCGAATATCGCCATCACACCGTACGCCCTGGCAGGATGGAGCGCGACTGGTTCTGGCAGCGCCATCATCTACGACGGCACGAGCAGCGCTGGTGTGCCTCTCGCAAATGATGTTGCTGCAGGAGAGTTCGAGTATCCAGAAGAGCTCGAGATCAACTCAGGGCACCTATACGTCGCCATCACTGGGACGTTATCGGTGATCATTTACTTCATGCACTAGAAGTAATTGGGGCGCCCCTTGAGTGTGCGGGGGCGCCCATTTGGGGGTCAGTGGTCACTGGCCCGAAACGGAAAAGGAGACATATGTCATCCGCCGAATCACATTCCAAATCGCCATCCTGCTGTGCCTAGCAGTACCCAGCACAGCTCTTGGCGCTCATAGTCTCTTTGCGCAGGAACTCCAGCCAGTCAAGTTCCATCTGACACACCCAACCAGAGAATGGTGGCCGAAAGCTCATTGCGGGCATGATCGTGTCTGCATAGCTAACGTCGCGCATCGTCTTTGTCGGTATGACCCCAGTGACGCTTGGCACTGCACAATCTGGCGACGCTGGAAACTCGAGCGAGAAGCTCACATAGCATCGATCCATCAGCCGATAACAGCTTGCGAGACGATCGCCTGCGATCAAGCATTCCTCGTGCAGCAAGTCGGCTCAGCAGAAGCCGCGTGCGCTGAGGGAGTCATCAAAGATGAGGACAACACCTACGCTCCGGTGCGGTACTTTGGCGACAACCCCGCCAATTCTCCCTATGACACGCCATACGGGATCCCGCAGGCAAATCCCGGCTCGAAGATGGCTTCAGCCGGCGCTGATTGGCTGACGAGCGCCACTACCCAGCTCCGATGGATGATCGAATACGTCAAGCAGCGCTACGGAGACTTCTGCGGAGCGCTGGCAAACGAGAACGCCTACCATTCCTACTGACATGCGATTCTGGCCTTGGTCTCGTTTCCACGCGCTCGAACTCGAGAACCAACGCCTGCACGATTGCATCAGACGACTCAAGAAGCGGACGCGCGTACTCGAGGACTTCAAGCACGACCATGACTCTCGCTCGAAGCGTCGTGAGTGGTGGTTGACTAAGGGAGGCCCATCAATCGCCGGCTTCATCATCCTCGGTCTAACCCTCAACACCGCATTCCACTGGCTTGGGTAATCCTTTCGGCTACACCTACGAAGACTATGTGCGCGAGAAAAGGGTAGTGATTCTTGACCCGAATCACTGTTTCAGTTGGACTTATGCTAAGCGCCAATGGCACGAAGATGCTGGATGGCAAGATCCAAACGACCCGAGTTTAGTCCTAGCTGGGATCATGCTCGTCCATCGCACACCAGATGGACGCGCGTGTGGTGGGCACTGTGCATTCGGTATAGCCTTGAATCCCAGTGAGTATGGAAAGAAGAGAGGGCGATGGACGATCCAATCGATCTCCCCCTTGACCATCTCTCCCTCTGTACTCTGCAAAGACGATCACGGAGAGAACTGCGGTGGAACACATGGATTCATCCGCAGCGGTGTTTGGATTCCATGCTAAACAGCTAGAAAGGCACCATGTCACTAAGAACGCTACTCCTCATCCTTATCGTCCTATGCTTCGTTGCCGCGTTGCTCACCGCAACTGGGTCGACAATCCTCAACGCTGGCTGGCGCACATGGATCGCTGCAGGAGGACTCGGCTTCGCGCTCGACGCACTCTGCGGCGGCTACGAGCCATACACGGTTGATCACCGGCGACGAGTAGGCTAAGCTGCCGTTGTCCCTCGGTTCGACTCCAAGGTCGCTGGAAGATCCCAGCGGGAGCAGAGTGCGGCAACTCTGGACGAACGGCCTACCTATGCCAGAACTGGGTAGGCCGTTTGTGGTTCTAGGGCTGCCGGCGCATCAAGGGCACCGACGCCTTCGCTCGCACGATCTCTGAGCGCTTCCTGGGCTTGACCGTGCTTTCGCCGCGGCCAATGAGCTCAGCGAGATCCTCGAGCCGAATCAAGACGAGGCGAGCGCCGTCCTGATCTTCAATTGCCAATAGGGGGGTAGCTCCGGTGCCCTGGGCAATCTCAATTGATTCGGCCAATTCCTGCCGTGTCTGGGACCAAGAACGGCGGGTGGTTGGGTTGCTCTTGCAGCTTACCCGCATCCCTCGCCCGCGGTTGTCCCCCTGATCGTGCCACTGGTTCCCCGAGGCGGCGGTAAGCGCAAGCCCTAGAGCCTCGCTCACCGCGACCTCGAAGACGCGACCTTGTTCGATCGCGCTGCGATCTGGCATCCCTAGATCGAAGGGGTTTCTTGCGTGGGATCAGACGGCACTGGATCGGCCGGCGCAACCTCTGCCACAGGAGCAGGCGGTGGGGTCTCGGCCACTTCTGGCTCTGGCTCGAGCGCACCAAGAGGAACTCCCTCAGCGCCACCAGCAGCAGAGATCACTGGTTCAGCGATCTGCGCGACATCTGGGACCGCAGCGACTTCTTCTGGCGCCGGATGCTCAGCCACTACTGGCTCTTCAACCGGAGCTGACTCAACTGGAGTCTCAATCGCACTTGCATCGGAGAGCGCACTGGAAATGAACTCATCAGTCGTCTGCACTGGTTCGCTTGTATCGGGCACCGACGAAAGCTCTCCATCCGAGAGGATTGGGACAACATCTGGGACAGAAGCATCCGACGTGGGCTCGCCAACCGTAGGGTCTGCCTCTACAGGCGCGGGCGTAACTGCAGTGACAGTCGCTCGAGCTGCAGCATCCTCGAGGCCGACTACCGTCGTACCAGCCGGCGCAAGAGCCGGTGGAGCATCAATCACAGTCGGGTCTCCTGGCTTGGGAAGAGAGTTGACGGTCACGGTGACGTAATCGCCAGACTGTCCAGGGGATGCGTTGATATGACCCGCACCGGAGATGGCAAGATAACCACCAATCTCCTTAGCAAGATCCTCGAGGAACGCTGTAACCTTCTGCGCGATCCGATCCTGCCGCCCTTCAAGTTCCTGAACGACTTTTGCTTCAATTTCCTCGGCGTCGGCCGTGACCGACCTAATGCTGAAACTCATTGCGATGCCTTTCTAGTCGTTGGTCAGCAGACGCAGACGCCCATTGGGTCGCAGCTCTGAAGTTGTCCCATCAGAGTACCGGATGATAGGAACGATGTCAGTCTGAGACTCGTCCCAGTAACGCCAGCCCACCACCTTGCAGGATGGCTCTTTCTTAGCAAGCGTTTCGAGACGATGGAATTGGTCTGCGTTCAGATAATGACTACTGGGCACAACCAACTCCATCTCTCGAACTAGACGATGCTGCTAAGCAGCGTGGTAGCCGTCCTCGCGCTTGACGACCTTGCCGTCCTTCTCCAGACCGGGCAGAACCCGGTACAGGTAGTTCGGCTTCATCTTGAGCTTGGCTGCGATGTCCTTGATCGACAGCCCCGGCGTGACGGTGATCAGAGCGATCACCTCGTTGGCACGGTTTCCCGAACCAGCGGGACGACCACGCTTACCCGTGCCGCCAGCCGGCTTCGCCTTCGCTGCCGTGGCAGGCTTGGCGACAGTCGACTTGGCAACGCTCGCGCGTGGCTTCGCTACCGGCTTACCGTTGCCATTGGCGAACGCGGCGCCAAGCGCCTCGTCTGCCGCAAGCAGTTCTGCGTGCTCTGCCACGAGTGGCTCGAGCTCGGTGATTCGCTTGGTGATGTCGCTACGGAAGTCTTCCAAGAGGGGCATTTAGGTCTCCTTTCGGTCTGCTTTGCATGACTCGAATACAACTTACCACAGCAGCGTACCAGAATTCAAACTTTCTTGTCAACGATATGCGAGCTGGCTGCCAAGCATCTTCAAGAACTGCCGCTCGTTCTCTTCGTCGACATCTTCAGCAAGGTAGAGGATCTCGGCCTTGGAGTCGTAAACCACTGGCCGTCCTTGGGCATTCAGGTGCGCTGGGAACTCAGCGACGCGCTCGAGCTGAAGGTTATCCGTAGTGAGCGCCGTGAAGTAAAGCGTGCAGTTGGGATGAAGAAGCCCAATCCCCTTCGCATCCTTGACGCTCACCACGCGGCCATCCCTTGAGAGGCATGGGGCATCAGTCTTCTGATCCTTGCCGTCGCTCGCGTCATGGATCTGGACTTGCTGAACGCCAGCAAGATCAAGCGCCGAGAGCGTGCCGTGGTTGTATGCCTCGGCCGCTTCTGTACGCGCGACTCGATCAGCATGGGTAGCCGGGAAGTCAGCGAAGTGCTCTCGGACTGCAGTAGCCGCAGCAGCAGGATCGAGACTTTCCTGCAGATGGTTCTCGAGCCAGTCCTGCACTTCCGAGCTCACCGTGCCATCGATCGATCCCAGAGCCGTGCCAACACGATCCGTCACCCACGGAGAGACAGCCGCCCCGTTGAAATCACTTGCGTCGAGCCGCGCACCCTTGAGCGTAACCACGCCACCTACAACCGCCAGCTTCGTCATCAGATCAGCCATCTTCGCCGCCGTCGAGCCTGCTTCTCCTACCGCCTGAGTTGGATGCCCTGGGACACCCGGAGCGTGCTGCGATGCCCAGAGAGCAACAATCGTGGCTGCCTGTGTCTTAGCATCCTGCTTTGGCACGCCTTTGCCCTCAGCAAGATGGAGCGTTGGAAGCGCCTCGAGGAAATCAGCAAAGGAGCTGTACTGCTCGGTATAGCGCTCGAGGAACAGACGGCGCAGGCGAACAATCGATGAGCGCGATGCCGGCGCCTTGTAGTGAGGAGTGTCTGGGAGATCACCCATGAAGCCATCCGACTCAGACAAGATGATCAATTGCGGCGGCTGCACATACCGGCTCTCACCCATTGGTGTCTTTTCAACCCCAGCGTTGTAACCCTGGGTACCATTCGGTGATGGAGCCATCTGCGGAGGCCCACTGATCGCAGCGAGCGCAGCGATGTTCTTGATCTCGGTCTTCATCTGCTCCTCATTGAGCAACGGGATCCCTGCCTGCGCGAGCAACGTACGCACATCGACGGGGAGTACATCGCCACGGACTTGCCCAATCAGCGTCAACACAACTTGCCTGAGCTGAGCGTCAAGTACACCGAGGCCACGGCTCACTCTGCGGCATGGAGTACCAATCTTCTCAGGGAAGTTCGCCGCAATGAATTGCGTGTACATATGATCAGAAACGTAATTGTCAAATTGGTCGATGAGAAGTTGCTGTGATTCTTGGTAGACCTCACCAAGCTGTTGAGCGACGTTGCGTGAAGAAGACGAACCACGACCCTCGATGAACGCCTGCTCGGGAACGAACCACGCCCTCAGCTTCAAAGTGTCGAGGTGTGCAAAAGTAGTATCCATATCAGCAAAGTGTGACTCACCACCTTGCAAATATGCAATTTCCCAAGCCCGTGTGTTGGTGGGTTTCCCGTCAGCACCTTCCATCATGTTCGCTGGCATCGCCACCGTAGCGCCAGATCGAGCTCCCTCACCAACAGCAAGAGCTTTCCTCCGCGCTGACGTAACTCGATTTTCCATATCTTCGCTGTCAATGAACTCATCGAAGTCGGTCGGGTAGTAGACCATCTTGGGAGGATCTACCTTGTTCTCAAACATCCGATCAGCAAGAGCCCAGCGATACCAATAACTCCACCAGTAGCGAAACGCACGCTTGGTACGAGGGCTTCCAAAAACAGAGTTCTGGGTGATGATGCCATTTGTTACATAATGATGATGGCGCTCGACATCCAGGGATACCACAACACCCTCATAATGCTCACGAGTAATTTTGAAGTGACGCCACTCAGGATGAATATGATCTACATCAGCCGGAAGTTCCATCAACCCAGGTATGAGATTGGCCGCACAGATTGTCCATCTAGCCTGCCAACCTGCTTGAGTCTCACGCTGTTTACCAGGAGTCCTATGGTAAAGCGGATACTCCTCGTAAAGATTGCGATCAACTAGAAGTTTGCGGGCACCTGTCTCACTGTCCACTGAATTCCACACATGGTGGAGTTCATCTAGACTCATTCGGTTCGCTGTGCCCTCACGAGCAGCAGTAGCTAGCTCAAACGTAAGATCAGGCACATGGTAAGTATGAGACCACAAAGTCTCATGGAAAAGTGCGGCTCGTTTTGAATCAAACACACCAAGCACCCATGCGTCAGTAGCCTTTTCTCCTTGGAGACGCATACCAACACCTGAACACGTAGCTTTGCCGTCTTGATGGACCCTCGTAACACCAATGCGCCACCAATGATCTCGACGCATCAAGTAAACAGCCCAATAATCTTCTGATTCAAAAGCCCAACGAACAGTGAGCTTGTGATTTGGCGTAACCCGAGTTTTCCTATCACCGAGGCTAATGGTCAGAAGCTCACCATCATAATCTCGCTCACCCTTGGTGAAACTACAACCATCGTATTGTGGACGGCGTCCACGGCCAGAATATCCACGCAAAATCTCGTCCACATTCTTCTTGTAGGACACTAGCCGATGCTTGTCTGGGTCAAGTTCACCAATTGGGACATACCCACCCAACGTCAAGACCGGCTCATCAGGGGGTTGACACCCAAAATTCAACTCTTGCTCATTCGTGATCCACATCGCATAATCATCATCGATGACGTGCCCAGGGATTACCTCGTAGCCGTAAGCACTCGCAGCGCTGATGAGATCGTAATTCGGAATCGGCAGATTGGAGAACTTGAATCCCATCATGTCGCCGTCCTCATCCCACATCGGCAGACAATGAGACGGGTTCAAAGCCATAGGTGATTTCCACAGGAGCATGTCTGCGCTCGAAGTCCACACAGGGATGTCCTTATCAGGATCAGTTGCCTGTGGGTCGCGGTAGAAGCCACCAAGCCGACCAAGTTTGAATCGCTTGACGAGAGGCTGATGCCCATACCAGAGCATGTTCGAGAAGTTCAGATAAGTCGCAGAGGAAATCGGACGAAACGCCTCGTCTACTGCAGCAGCAAGCTGTGCATCAGGTGACTCAATTGACCAATCCGCGCGAATCAGAGGAGCCATCGTGAAATACCATCCGAAACCAAGCATCAGATCAGTGGTCATTTCACGGAGCTGATCGAACGGGATGTAACGGACACTGAAAGGGTCGTGCGAGCGCCATCTCACGAGCTCGAGATCAAGGATCTCCGACTGAGTTCGCTGCCGAGTTGTAGGGCCGGCTGCTACCGCGGCTGAAAGACGATCTTTGACGCCTTTAGCCCTTGTTGCTTCAATGACTTTCTCTTCAACAGGTGAAGGCGCATTCGTCGCCTGCGTAAGAACTGGATCGAGCGATGCGAGCTGATCTGGGCTTATCGATTTTGCCACGGTCCCGGCCCTCTCGACGACGATGGGAATGTTTGGCCAAGATGCTCGCGCCAACGGCGCTCGCCATCAAGACCATCTGAATGTGTAGATGCTACAGGGCTAACCAAACTCCCGCGTTGAGAAACCACAGGCTCAGCAATGTCAGCGCTTCCTCTGCGCTTCTTCTGAGCACGCTTGAATCTGGTGGTCACGTTGGTATTCATATAGCGAGCTGCAGCCATGCTGTGTGAGCAGTCGTCGTGGACCTCATGGCCATTCTTCTGCCGCCAACCTTCAATGTCATCCGCGTGCCTCGAACACCGCTGGATGTCGACCCAGTAGTGACCGTCCTCGACAAGATCCTGTAGGCACGTCACTTGCGGGTCGAAGTCTCGGCCTTGAATCCACCAAACGGTCTTGAGCGGGGGCGTGTGCTCGCGCCAATCATCTCGTTGCTGGCGACCAGCCATATCCGCAAAGCGGCCTGCAACGCGGAAGCCAGGAGCGATCCTGCGCCAATAGAGTTCTCGAGCGAGAACTTCATCAGCGAGTTTCGTAGCGCCAATCCCAGCCTTCAGGAATTCATCGAAGGTGACATGTGATCCCTCGGGAATGATCGTGCTGCCGAATTGCACCGGCACGACGAGCGGGCCTTGCATCCACAGCACAGCACTCTCAGCACCACCACCCCAGTCTGTGCCGGTCCAACACTTGCCGTACTCAGGGCGAGGTATCCATCCTTTGACGCTGAAGCGCTCGCGGAACCACGCCTCCAAATAGACACCGTCTGCCATCGGACGCCGGCACTCCATCTGTGCTTCCCAGACGAGCCGGTTGTTCTGCATGAACTTACCTTCGACATCCTCATGCGGCATCCACCCACGCGAGCGAAAGAACTTACCCTTGCAGACAGAGGAAAGCGTGCGTGGATTGTCTTCACCCCATTCGCCTTTGACGATCCGATCACACTCGCACAAACTATCTGGGTGTTTGCCCAATGCAGTAAGCCGTGCTCGACGATCTGGTTCAGGGACACACTGACAATTCGGTACTTCTTCCGCAGCCTCGAAAACACAACTGCGGTAAATCTTCCACGCTGGTTTGAAGCCTGCTTCCTCCGCGTCCTCACATTCCTTGATGATCTTGGAGACAGGCCCATTGTTGGTCTTCAAAGTAGATGTACCAAAGTCTTGTGCTGCAATCCGCTCGCCAGCAATCACACTTGAGCTCGCCATGTTGCGACTCTCACTCCACACATCATCATCCATCAAATCAACCTCATCTGCATGAACTTTATTCGGATGCGGTGAGTTGACGCCTGACTTGGAACCGACAAGAATCTCAATCTGAGAACCAGTCTTCCATTCAGTTTTCTTTCGCAGAGTGTCACCAATCTGCGGCTTCAATACTTTGCGCTGAGTACCATCGGCATCAACTGTAATCGTGTAGATAAAAGTCTTGACGTGTGTGTACGCGCGGTTCGCCTGATCCTCAATCGCGCCGAACGTACAACTCGTGCATCCGGGGCGAGTCTCAGCATTCACATAATGAACGATGCTTACCCCGAGTGTCTTTCCCATTTCACGCGAACCTACTTGAAATAGGGCACGTTCACGCTCGAAATAAGCATCAGCAATGAAGTCAAATGGAGCTTGATGGTCTGGGCAGACAGCTATACGCGGAATGTTATACCCGGTCTCAGCGAGGATCCAGGCATGTAGCTCATCATCCGTAGTAGGGCGTGGCCGAGATTTAGCTTTCGGCGCCGTACTTTGATTACCTTGCAGCTTGTCAATTGCGGCAAGTACCTTGCGCCGGCCGGCATCATCGAGAGCTGGAAGCAATTGGCGAAGAGCATCAACATCAATCCCTAGCTCATTCGTCTTCATCTACGACCTCACCATCGACTTCTTCGCTATCAGGAGGTTCAACCACATCTGCGTCTGGAGGGTTCTCTTCAAGTTCAGAGACATCCACACCAAGAACTTCAGCTAGTCGTGCCTTGAGCGCCTCGTCCAATTCCTTGCCACTCAATTTGGCTAGATCACGTTCACTCTCTCGATTGACTGAATCGACGTAAGCGGTTGCGTCCATGAGAAGACGCATGGCATCGAGTTTGCTCTTGTCGTTGCTGGTCGAGCTCCTAATGATCTTCATCGCCTCGGCAGCAATTATTGGGGCATTTTCGCGCCCAGTCTCGGCCAAGACCTCTTGCACGCTCGCCTTTTGCCTGCGAATGCTCGCAGCCTTCGCCAACGCCCCTTGACGCCGTTGCTCTGTAGTAGAGAAGCGCCCCTCCTCCATGAGACGTAAGGCTAACTGGCGCTTTTCCTCTTTACGCTCAGGAGACCAGCCGGCTTTGCCGAACCCAGTCTCAGCTCCGTCTGGAAGGTCTGATCGGTCTATCTCTGTCGACACTTAGCAGAGGATACCGGAATGGATAGCTACTAGCCACCAGAGATGTCGGTGACGGCAAGTGCTCGCTCGAGCGCGAAATAGGCACAGAGCCACACACACGAGTTGCCAATCGCCTTCAATCTATCGGCACGCTTAGGGATCTCACGCGCTACTCGCGGCGCGACATGAAGCGGTTCGTCACCCCATCCAACCGGAGTACAGAAAGAAGTAGGCACTCGAGGGTCGGTCCACCAGAGAGGCATCCCCATCAACCACTCTACCCATGTGGGATTGAGGCTGCCATCTGCCTGCGTTCGCAAATTGTCGCCACCAGTACGTTTATCCGAGCGCCCTGGGCCACCTGTTCCATCGGCTGTGGTCGACGCCGACCACAGCCTTTGCTCGACCTGTACGGAACCAGCGAGACCGCTGCGTGCGTGAATCCGATCGTAATTCACATTCGGCCCATCATCTTTCCAATCTCGAGACATCGGTGACGGCCACAAGTGGCCGTCACCCGCCTGCTTGAAGTCATTGCGCGCAAGCACAGCCAATGAAGTAATCGTCTTCCGTGGCCCACCAGCAAGACGAGACTTCATCGCCATATGTGCATCTGGAGATTTCCCATCGTCGTTAGCACAAGGGGTTGGCAGGAGCGCACCTCGCGCAGCTACAGCATCATCAAGATCATTACTTCTTTGCTTGTCCAAAAACCTCTTCGCCTGTGGGCCTCCATGAATCCCATCTCTAGCTTGAGCGGTCGGCCAGGGCACTGGCCGACCTTCGCCAAACAACAAAACTCCAGCCCAATAGCTCCACCCGTCTTTGCGTGTGGACTTGCACTTAGCTATCGGGACGAGTTCACTGAGTTCTTCTTCAGATGCTCTACCAGCTCGAGGGAATTTTACAGTCCATTCAAGGCCACCAGAAATCTCTCCGTACACTGGGTTCTGAGCGATACCAGCAGGACGAGCGATGATCCAAATACGCTCACGAAGATGCGGAGCACCAACTGCAGCGGCTGGGATCACATCCCACTCGGCGTTGTAACCCATATTCAAGAGGTCACTGAGAACCACATCAAGACCGCGGCTACGAAGAATGGAGACATTCTCAATAAGTACGACACTAGGACTTAGCTCATCAATCACCCGTGCGAATTCACTCCACAAACCAGAACGTGAACCTTCAATACCTGCACCCCGACCAGCTCCCGAAATGTCTTGGCAAGGGAATCCTCCTACAAGCACATCGATCTCACTGGGCACAGATTCCTCGGTCACGTCATGAACATCACTAAAGATCATCTCACCAGGAAAGCGTCTCGCAAGAACGCGCTGGCAAAATGGATCCATCTCAGCCATGAATACACCACGGCCCCCGAGCTGCTGACAGGCATACTCAAGCATCCCAACCCCTGAGAAGAGGCCACCATAGGTGAAGCTCATGCGGAGATTCTACTGCTCAGCAATCGAAGGGCCGGCAAGAGCTAATACCAAGGCGTCAGTTCGATCGCCACCACCTTTATCGATGCGACCAAACTGAATCTGTGGGTAACGCTTCTTCATCTCATCAAAAGCTTCTTGCTTGGAAAGAGCTCCATTGTCAAGTACAGCTTTGCGGGCAGATGTCACTCGAGCCTCCACCACGACGAGCCCTTTCAGCTTGCAAGCGATCACACTGGCGGCTTGGTAGTGGCTCACCACTCGTGTCGATTGAGCATTACGTTCGACACTGAGGAATTCGATACATGCCATATCGGGCTTGTTGATCGCTACCCACGATCGAAGCCATACGAAATACTCAGTCAATCGAGCGGGAGCTGATCCGTTCTTGGGACGATCCCAAGCATCAACTAGGAGTGGCTCCCCGTCAACAGCAAGAGCCACTCCACAGCACGACGAACTAGGGTCAATCCCAACTACTTTCATGCGTCAGATTCACCCGGTTGCGCTAGTCGCATACCTGCTCCCTGACCGCTCCGCAACGCTGGCAGCGCCTGAGCTTGCGCCCGACCGACATCACGCCACGGAGCACGTCGATCATCGGTGCCGTGTCGAAGTCGGGAACCCAAGCCTCACCGGCCTTCCGCCACCAATGCAGGTGCAGGCGACACAGCAGCGGGCGAGGCTCACGGCGCGTCTTGAGCGTCTTGAGCGTCATCCCTTCGACCAGCTCGAAGCGCTGCCCGTACTCGCCGCCGACAACGACGATCTCACGTTCGCTTTGCCCCATCAGGACGCTGCCTTCTGCGCGTAGATGGCGGGCATTGCCGCTTCGAGCGCGAGGTACATGCCGCCCCGCAACTCCTCGTCGTCGGGCAAGTGCTGCCACAGGAGATCCTTCAGCGCTTGGCACGCGGCGTCTACTGCTGCGGCGCAGGGCGCGGTCCCTGTGTCCTCAAGCGTCTTGTGCCACGCCGCCATTTCGGCGTGATCCGTAGCCGTGAAGCCGTACTCGTCTCGTCTGTCGTTTTGCCCCAAAGGTGTCATTTGATCTGTCCAGTCATCTTGCGATGGCGAGCATGAATCTCTTCCCGCGTATCAAGGTGCGGGTGGTCTGGGTGATGAGGCCCGCAGTAACGATGTAGACCATCTGCCGTCTTGTACTTGCCGATCTTTGGGCACTTTGGCTCGACACAATTCACATGCCGCCACACATGGTAAGAGATTGTTACCAAACCAGCAACCAGCGTTATCTCGCCAAAATCGCTGATGATCCCTGACCACGAGTTGTAACCCTGGCAATCTCTAACTGCAACCTTTGAGCCAGCGCAATACCCCAATGGATGGGCGAGATAGCTCGGCAGAAAACTTATCAGTAGGTAGACAAATATCCACCATAAAACCCAAACAGCAGAGAGCAACAGTAACTTAGTCCTCAGCCTCATCAGAACATCACCTTCCTCCACCGACGCAAATCATCGTCACTGTACCTCTGAAACATAAGCGCATGGGCATCGAACGTTGGCACACGCCAAGAGATCCCCCACCGCTTCCCTGGCTGGAGATAGATACTCAGCAGCGCTCTAGGCTTCTTGGATGAATCTTTATGTATATGAATGGCGATCATCCCTCGCCATCCTTCGTCATCCAGCGCGTCATCTGCCGAGACGCGCGCTCGACATCGCGGTGGTAGTTGCCCTGCAATACCTTCATCTTCCTGATTGTCTTCTTGACATTCTTCACAGCTTCCTCGTACTGCTGTACCTGCGGGTCACGAGCAACTCGTGCGGATCGCTGAGACTCTGTGAGTTTCTTGCCATCCTCATTGACTGGGACAGCTTCTTCAGCCGTGAGCTCGGCGCCCTTGAGCAACTTCTCGAGATCATCGAGCATGTCTTCCTCATGGGTAATCACAAGGCCGATACGACTTTCGACAGCATGAAAACGCGCATGAAGTGAGTAAATCTCTTCGCGCGTACACTTGCTCATATCAGCCGGCATCCGCGGAGGATCCTCGATGTCATCGGGAAGCGGGAACTTCTCCTTCTCAACAAGAGCATCGAAATGAGCCTTCGCATCACGGCTGGCTTCATCAGGCACATGAAGCGGAGCTGCTGGGGCAGGAGGTTGAGCAACCACCGCTGCGACTTCCTCCGCGACCGCAACCTGCGCCTCTGGTGCAGCCGCTACAGGCGCAGGAGTAGATACGGCTGCGGCTGGTACATCAGCCGGTGGAGAGAACGCAGCATCCGCAGGCGCAGCTTCGACCGCCTGTGCAGCACTCGCTGCAGCTTCCTCAGCAATTGTCTGAGGCTGTGCTGGCGCGGGCGCTGGCACATTAGCCTCGTCTAGCGCTCGAGCAGCTAGCAGCTCTTCGCGCGTCACGCCCTGCCCGGTGGGATTGTCCACCATGAAGCGAAGTTCGTTGTCACCGATCTTCATGACATCCTGCCGGCCACGACCATAGATTTTCAGCAGTGGCCCAGTGACTTTCCCTTCAAGCTCTTCACGTTCCGCTGAAAGTCCAACACTCGTCGGCGCAGCATTTGGCACCGGAGTAGGCGGTGGCACAATAGGAGCACTAGAAGCTGGAGGGACCACCATGCGCGTCGTCTCAATCGATTCCTGCACTGGAGTTGGCTCCTCTGTAGCTGATGCCTCTTGACGTGGTGCTGGTGTTGGATGCTCGATCACCCATCGTAGAGCCTCGGTCGACATTGATGCAATCTCAGACGGATCGATCTGATGAGCACGCATAATCGGGAAGGTCAATTGATCCTCGAGCGCCTGACGCTCAGCAGGGTCTTCCTCGGCAGCTTCCACGGGAGCGGTCTCTGCAACAGCTTCCGCAACTGGTGCTGTAACGCCACCTAGAGAAGTCGCATCTTCTGCCATTAGTCCCCGGCTCTTGAGTTCGGCATACACGTTAGCAAGTTCTGTAGAGACATCTGAGCCAGATGCCGCAGTTGCTTCGAGTGAACCTGTGATCTTGAGTAGAACATCATCAGCAATGGCCGACATCGTCGACGCATTCTCTTCTGTTGTAGCCACAATACCTCCTTCATTGATCTGATTCATATCCACTTCAGCAATAGACAGGACTGCGATTACATCGACATCCCGATTGCCTGCTTTGAAAGCTTGGTCCGCCATACCCACAAGCATCTGTGCTGCCTCCAGACGAGCCTTTGGATCTGGCGGTAATTGGCCATCTACATCCAGCTCGAATAGACCACGATTGACTGCCTCAGTGAGAATCGTGTCAGCCTGATACTCAGTGAGCGTTGGTACGAGGCGCTCAGGCATCAGAAGTCAGACGCATCCCTTCTACTTGCCATGTCTTCAGCGTAAAACTTCTCTCGGTCCACACGCCTTACTAGGATTTCGACCTCTTCACCTTCCTCGAACGGATGGCCATCATCCTCGATGTACTCTGGATCAACTGCGATCTCAATGTAACCCCCATCAGGGGTGTCCCGATGAATGGTCTGATTGAAATACGTCGAGTCTCCGCGAGTCTTCCATACTCCTTTCCAACTCATTTCACACCCCATCTCCTCAAGACCGCAGCGCGTGTCTTGGCGTAGTCGTAATCTGGACGGATCTTCTTCGCCCCGGCGATCACGTTGGACTCCTCAAGCTTCTTGACCTTGCCGGTGTAATCAGCTTTACATCCAAGCGCTTTGAATTCACAGTATTGGCATGGAGTGACTGACCACTTTGCCTTCTCCTTCTCCCGCGGATGCTCAGGGATCTCGCCAGCAAGGAATGCCTCCCGATACTGAGTTAGCTTCTCACGGCCAGCAGCCATCATCTCTTCATCGAGACTGACGTAGTAGCTGACGGTCGTCAGAGGCTCCTCACGAGAGCTATAGATCAGAGTGCCATCGTCAGGAGCATCAAGTGTGATCTTGATTTGGTCACAAGCGAAGTTCTCATGAATTGGACACCACAGCATCGGACTATCAGGGAGAATCGGTCGCAAGATCGCCCAAGAACTTTCACACAGCGTCACTGTCGGACAGAACTGAGACTCATTAGACAATGAGATGTAAGTCTTGATCTGTCGCAAATACTTCTCGTGGAGCTTGGGCGTCTCGTTGTGATCATTCTTCATCGCCATGACCTTCTCGTGGCTCGTCGTCTTCACCTCAACACAATGGCTCTTACGCCAAAACATCGGAAGAATGATCGCATCACTGGCACCAGTAAGCCAATGCTCACGGTCAACGAACCCTGTCTGGAAATCATCGCCGGCTGTCTGGTCTGCACTCAACAGCACGCCTTCTGCTGCAAAGCGACGAATCCAGTCGAGCTCAAGATTCTTCCCGAGATCGAACCATGCGCGCAGCCGCGGCTCAATCGGAGAAGTCTCTGGGAGGCCCATCAATCCATAAACGGCAGCTCGAGCACAGGCGTAAGGATCATCACCCGGAAATTTCGACGCATGAAAAGAAGTAAACCACGGAGATCCATGCGGAGAATCCCCTAGACCTTCCCGCCACGCACGTTCCTCTTCGCGCTGATAGGCCGTAATGAGAATCGGTTCTACAATCGAAACACCCGAAATCTCATTCCACAATGCAATTCTGCTAAGTCCCATCGTGCCTCTGCTCCGATAGTCGCGTTTCTATGATCATAGCTCTGAAATCAATTTCCCGCAAGCATCGCATTGAGAATCACTGCAGCGAGCGCCGGCTCTGCATCAATGCGCTCGCGCAAACCACTCATCCCTTGCACCTTGTCCTTGTCATCACCGAGGATGCGATACCAGGAACTCTTCGCGCCGGTCTTCTCAGCGATCGGTGGTCGCCCAGTCCTAATCGCTACACCACCATCCTCATCGAAGAACGTTGCGGCATCAAGCAGCTCGAATAGAGTGTCAAACTTGAAGGTATTCAAGTCAAGACGCATCCGAGCTACACGGAATGGGCGGCAAACACGGCTCTTATTCACACGCACCACCACTTCAATCCCATCTGCTTCCTTCTGTCCTGCTGGCCCGGTGCCAACTTCAACAGCGATCTTCTCATCGGTCTCGAGATAGCCGCCCTTGGGGTGGTAGTAGAGCCAAGATCCCTTGCGGAAGTGAAGGCTCATCGATGACCGGAACTCAAGCGACTTGCCACCGAGCGCGAATTCCTGCTTGGTTGTCTGGTCACGAGAAGAGTGATCGATAATGACCAGTGCATTCTCGTCCTTATCGAGAGAGTTGTGAATGCGTTTGATCGCTCGCTTCCACGCTCGGGCGTCCATCGCGCGAGTCCAGTCCTCAGCTTCGTTCGCCAACTCATCTACACAGACGGCTGCCGATGCACTATCGATCACATGGACATGGCATGATTTCAGGAGTGTCTCCATCTCGCGGGCGATGTCCTCGATGATCGTAACTTGCTCGAGCAGCATTCTCTTGGTATCCACGCCGAGATTCGCAGCGTGCTTCGCGTCCCAAATCTTCTCGACATTCCAGTAAGCCGCCTCAAGCCCATTCGGAAATGACTCTGACCGTAAAGCCTGTGCCGCTGCAATGATGATATATGCAACATGCGTCTTCCCGGTGCTTGGGTCTCCCCAAAGACGAGTTATCCTGCCAAGTGGAATACCACCGGAAGTGATTCGCATGAGCGACGGTGATGGCAAAGGGATTCGATCAACTGGTGCCTCCTCATCGCCGCGACCAATTGCGTCTATGCCACGGCGTTCACGGATTGCAGCTAGGTCATCATCCAAAGTGGAAACGTCTACGGGACTCATACGGCCTCCTGCAGTTGGTTCGAGCGTTGCTGCTCTATGAATTCATCCATTGCCATCGCGTTGGTCGCTATGACACCACCTCGATCATCTTTGCGCCCACGCAGCAGGATCATCTTTTCGTCTATGTGTGACGATGTAATAAGTCCCTGCATCGAAGACCACGCATCTGGAAAGAGAGTGATACGCCACGAATCAAGTTCGAGCGAGACAGTAAGGAAAGCCATCTCTTGCCCAGACTGTCGACCACGCTTCACTGTCGTCTTCTTGATCTCGGTGATGCTTCCTCCAATGATCACATCTGCGCCATCCTCGAGTTCTTCCACTTCCTGCTCGGTGTAGACGTTCTCCCAGATCAACGGTGCGTCAGCACCTAGCAATCCTCCCGGCTCGAGTGCCACACCTAGCAGCTCGAGCTCAGCCTTCGCACGCTCAATCGGCTCCCACATACCGCGCATCCCAAAGCAGTCTAGGACGCCGGCATTGACTAGCTTCTCTCGAGCACCCTTGTTGACCTTGCTGTACTTGCGGGATGACCTAGTCTCGAAGTCCTCGTAAGAGAGGAATGGTCGGTCAGCGATGATCTGCGCTCCTGCGGCTGGACCAACTCCCTTGACACTGGCAAGACCATATCGCAGAGCATTGATCTCATGTTCAACTGTGAACCCTGTCTTCGAGATATTGATGTCGGGCGGCAGCACTTTTACATCGAAGTGTCGTGACTCGCGCGTGGCTGCCAAAGCCAATTCGCTATCAGTCGTCAAGAGAGCTGAATAGAAATGTGTCGCGTAGTAGCACTTGAGCCACGCATCTTGGTACGCCTGAATAGCATACCCAGTCGCGTGCGCCCTATTGAAAGAATTATGTGACACGATGCCGTTCGCAATGAAGTTATGTTCATCACTGGCCATCGACACGTCGAATACCTCTTCTTCACCAACATACTCGATACTAACAATCGCATCAAGATCCGTTGGCAATCCGCGCGACCAACGGACATGCCTCTCACCCTTTGCGTAATCAAACGCCTTGTGGTGAGAGTTACAAAGGTGCAACAAATTGCTAGCCGTGTGATATCGAGCATATTCACCACCCATCTGCTCAAGTGAAGCTACGTGTGCGAACTCAAGTGAATGCTTGCTCCCATCACTACATTGGCCACAATATTCACAGTAGCCACCCGATCGTTCTGCAACCTCTTCCTTGGCCACACGCAGCAGTTCAGTACGCCCATCGAGCCATGCTGGATTCTCCCATCCACTTGGCACACCTAAACCGCCGTCTTGACCTGTATACCTTTTCCCGATCGCGCGCTCCGTAGTGACTCCAACCATCTCCTTGGGCGCCTCTTGACCAACCACAACAAGGCAATCCCCTACTCGGAGATCGCAAACAGTGTGGTATCCATCGTCAGTAAGGAGACGATGATTAGATGTAGCTCGGAGCAAACGGCCAGCAGTAGTCTTGATCTCATAAACAGCGCGTACCCCATTGCTCCATACACGAATAGCACGAGATGGACGGACGCGGCCATCAGCATCCATCGCAAGCAATGTGACCCCGCGCGAGCGCAGCTTCTTGCCGACCGAAGTCTTCGAGACCCACGCCGCTGCCAAATCACGCAAAGTAGTCTCTTGTTCGCAGTGTGGGCCGGATGCACCACGAATAACCACCGTATCCCCTGACAAACAGTACCCAGTAAATGGGACGATGTCTGCCCATAGACGCTCAGCTACTTCCGCACCAAACTTCTCCGTGGCCGCTGCAACGAATTCACCCTCACGTAGAGCAAGCCGGCGTCGGCCTTCCTGACTATGCGCACGATTGAGTTTGTCGATCTCTTTGCGCACATCGTCTGCTTGCCCTGCGCTGTATCCCAAAATGACTTGGAAAATCCCCATCACACTCTCTTGAAACGGCATCACTCCATAGGTTTCGCCAAGAAGATCCTCAAGTTCCTTTGGCACAGACCATTCCTCTTCCCCATTCTTACGCTTGGCGTATGACCACGGAGCGCCACCACCGATCGGTCCTGGGCGGTAGAGAGCATTAGCTGCAGCGAGGTCGATGAGATTCTCAGGGCGAAGCTGGCGCAGGAATGAAGTGATGTTCGAGCTGCCGAACTGATTGACTCCAAGAGTGTGTCCATCTTGGAATACACGCATCACTTTCGGATCCACGTCGTATGGATCGGACAGAGCTGAAAGTGAATCAAGATCAATCTCTTCTCCAGTAACTTCACGGATAGAGTCAATCGCCATCGCTTGCCGAGCAATCCCTGCCAACCCAAGCACATCGATCTTGAGGAATCCATAGTCGTCACAGATGGAGATCAATGGAGTCTCTGACCATGCTGTGCGATACCCAGGCTCGTCCTCACTCGGTCGCACCACCGGAAGATAGTCAGTTAGCTTACCAGGGACAATGACGACACCGCCAGCGTGCTTTGACATCCTCGAAACGAAAGAGTCACCTTTGTTTTCAAGTCGTACTGCGTGCTTCCATACTTCTGGGTAATCATTCGCCCATGCGTCGAGAGTCGGCATCCGCAGACGCATTTCCTCAAGATCACGATCTTGTACGGGATCGATGAGAGCAACCACATCCTTGGTCCGCTTATAGTCAACACCACCAATAATTCGAGAGACATCATTGATAGCTGCTCGAGGCTGGTAGGTGGAGTAAGACACCACATCTGTCACTGACTCGCGGCCATGCTTACGGACCAGATATTCCTTGCACTCAAGTCGCCGGTTGTAGCCTTCGATCTTCACTGACTCGAAATCGAGATCGATGTCTGGGATACCCTTGCGCCCTGGATTCATGAACCGCTCGAACTTGAGCTTGTGCGCGATCGGGTCGACACCTGTAATACCCGAGAGATAACAGACAAGCGATCCTGCTGCAGACCCTCGCCCCGCGCCTAGACGGATAGGCTTCTTCCGTGGAAGGTCATGTTCATCTTTAGATGGCGGCAACGGAGCATCTGACTTCGCCCACCGAACCAGATCACCTACGATCCACATATAGGAGAAGTTGTTCCGAGAGCGGATGATGGATAGCTCATACTCGAGCTGCTTCTCGTAGCGCTCATCACCTTCCTTGCCAATCCGCTTCATCCCTTCTCGGCACCAAGCGATCAACTCCTGCTCTGGATCAATGCCGGCTGGGAGTTGAGGCATCTTCAGCGCGCGGTCAGTGATATACGGTTTGACCATCCTTGCCACATCTAGCGTCGTCGCAATCGCTCGATCAACCACTTGCTCGCCAAGGTTCGGGTGATATTGCAGGAAGCGCTCTCGCACTTCATCACCGGCCATCAGATGAAGTCCTTCGTGGCCGAGCTCGTAAATCTCTTCACCATTGGCTAGGCGCTCTTTGTTCTTTGCCGCGGCCTCTGCAATCGTGGTGTTGGTCCCGATCAATGCAACGATCTTTTGCGTACTCGCCCAATCGGGAAGAACGTAATGCGAGTCGACTGTCGCGTAGTAACCAAATCCTCTGCGATTAGCCAACGAGACGAGCTCGAGATTTAGATCACGCTGACGATCCCAATCATGCGGCATGATCTCTACGAAGAATCGCTCACCGAATATCTTCAGTGCTTGATCAATGAAATCGTCCACGGCTGCATCTGTACCGTTCTCGAGCAAGAAGGCCACCGGCCCGAGCGCACAGGAGGCTGTACAGATCAAACCCTCATGGTTTTGCTCGAGCAGTTCCCAGTCCACACATGGAGATTGGTACATACCGGAATGGAACGCCTCACTGGTGATCTTGATGAGGTTGTGCCATCCCTTGAGGTTGATCGCCAAGAGAATCAGATGCCAGCGCCGGAAGCGCCAGTCTGCTTCACGCACCAATCGATTAGGGCGCCAGTATGACTCAACTCCTTGGATCGGAATGATGCCATATTGTTCACACGCCTTCAGATGCTTCAGGGCTCCATTGATATTACCGTGATCAGTTTGAGCTAAATAGGGTTGACCTAAATCTGCTGCCCTTGCAGCAAACTGAAATGCTGTTCCAGCCCCATCCAAAGCACTGTGGTCAGAATGGCGATGTAGGTGAACGAAATCAATCATGTGACACGTTCACCCATCAGCGGTGATCCTCGAGCATCTTGCCGTAATCCTCTTGGTGAGGGATCTCATATCGATGTTGGAACCACCCGCGGAAATTCCCTATCATCATCATAAACCCCTCATTACCAAATACCGGCCGGGCAGCATGTTCAAATGGACTGAAATGCCCGCTCTCGAGCAATCTGTCATAACGCTCAAGTGACTTCTCAAGCGGCTCCTCGTCATGTTGCTTGTCATATGAAACACGAGCGCACCTCGAGACACAAAGTTTCTTAGCTACCTCCCAATCTGTCGTACGGCCACCAATCTTTACCAACGGCAAATGCCATTGACCATGCCGGAGTTCCCGCGGAGTGTGAACATCCATTGCCTCACGCATCGCTCGAGCGAGCTGCTGGAACTCTCCCTGTGCGGCTGGGTGATCACGCAGCGCAAAGAAGTTACTCCACTCCGTTGCTGTAATGATCACAGTGATCCAACTGAACGGCTCGAGCAATCGGTTGATCCGTGACTTATCTGTGCCAAGTTTGTTCAACACCTTCGCATAATCCACAGCACTGTCTCGAGCTAACAACCATGTTCTCCGTGCAGCATCTTGACTCAAATCATCAAGTTCACCTTCACCCATCCCTGCCACTCGAGACCCAAAAACAGGAACAAAAGGATCATCGATTATTCGCTGTATCTGTTTCTCTGGTGGAATAGCTCGACTCGATGCTGCGTTCCTGCTGAATACCCGATGAGTCATCAGCTCTGAGTGAATAAAACGAGGATACTCACAAAGCAACGTCGTCAGCCGAACTCCAGCCGGCGAGATCGAGTCTGCAAGTATCTCTGCCTTGATCGCCATTAGAGGCCGCGCCTTTTGAATTCAGCTTCATCCATTGACAATGAGTTAGGCCCCAACGTAGGAACTTCACATTCCTGCTTCTCACGGATCAATCCAAGCAGAAGGAAGCAGTAGAGGATCACATCATGGATGCGGCCCTCAATCGGTTCTGACTTGACATCACCCTCCTTGATGAATGTCATCACGGCTGCCCAGTGCTTCCCTGCGAAGACGCCCCAAACTTGCTCGGGCGTCAGACCAAGCGCTGCTGCCTGCACCTTGAAGTTCGCTAGCGCATCGTCATCGCCGGCATAGTCTCTCCCCTTGGTCCGATTGATTTCAGTAATGACAGCATATTCCCGATCCATCATTTCTACATAATCGGATCTCTTCATCGCAATGCTCGCTCCTCGTTAGTGTGAGTCATCATTCTCAAGCGAAACTTGCTCGCCACCCGAGCAGCTTCCTCCTCGTCGATAAACCTACCTAGATGATGCTGTTTCTTGTTCACCATCACTTGGGCGACCCATCTTTGTGCTCGCTTATCCCATGTCACTCCACGATGGCAAGAAAGTGAACCCTTATAGCTAGATACGTTTTGAACATTCTGTGCGTGCGTAACTATTCTCAAATTGGATCGACGACAATCTAGCTTATTACCGTCAATATGATCACCCTCTCGAGGATCTCCGTGTTCTAAACCTAACACAGCACGGTGTAGCCTCTGTTCGCGTTGAGACCTTTCCCCCGACAATCGTGGCAAGCTACGCTTGACATATCCTCTCCGTAAATACCACAGAAACTCCGCCAAATAAGCATCCATATCATCAATCAATGCTTTGCGACTATCAATCCATCGCGTCTACGGAGAGGAATCTCGACCACCATTGATCTATGCGCGAGTGAATGCAGATGAGCGCAGCGGCTCGCCGCCCTGGAATACAGTGTCAGCACTCGTCAAAGCACTGCGATCCATCGTCGGCTGTGGACCTTCATTCGGCTGCTGGCCTTGACCCTGCATAGCCAAAAGGAAATTCTCATAGCTCAATGGAGTAGTGATCTCGACAAGATTCAATTTGCCGGTCTCTGCTAGTGCCATATCTGCAATCGACATCGGCTGTGGGCCACCATCAACATCTGCAGGATCAATCGCATACTTAGTGTCCTGCATCCCTGACCCTGTGCGCCGGATCTCGAAATCACGAGAACTAAGCCCCTTGTACTTGTCGTCCTTCGCTACGAGCTCAGCAAAAACTTCACTCGAACACTTCCAAAGGAATACACCATCAGCGCGGCCAGTGATAACCACCTTGCCATCCACCTTCTTGGGCGAGCCATACTCGTTACGCTCGTACACTGGTCCGTCGCGCCAAATCAGATTGACAAAACCCTTTGTCACACGCCTGCGAACCTTATCGTTTGCGCTCTGGCAACCAGGACAATGCGTGCCATCATCGCTGTTGTCGAGACAAATGAAATCTGATGGATACTGGCGTCCCTCTATTGGGATGCGATGGACATCAGCAAAGGTGAGTTGTGGCCCTTGCTCGAGGAATCGCACCACAGCGAATGTCCCACCAGCAATTGCGAAATAATCCGCTTTGATCGATGCTGCGCCCTGTGCTACACGCTGCTGTTCTTTCGTCTCCTGCCTACGCTTGAACTGATCTGCACCTGAAGGCACTTGTCTATCTCCTTATTTAGCGTCGCCCTCCACGGGCATCAATTGAACTTGGGATCATACATTACTGCCGCAGCATCTTCAAGGTCGAAACAGCTCCAGCAATCACATCAAGAGCTGCCGCGCCAAGAGCTGCCGCGTCGTCTGGTGGATCGAGAACCACTGAGACCGGCATATACGAGGCTAGAGCTTCAACTACTTTCTTCGTCCCGGCACGCCCTGCATCACCTTCGTCAAAGTAGACGACAGCGGAAGAGAAGCTGCCAATAATCTGTGCAGCCTGAATCCCTGAAAACTCTGCGCCGGCTACAGCGACAGCCCCATACTCACAATTCTCATGCAGAGCTATCGCGTTTAGTTCACCTTCACAGATAACTGCCCGTGAACTCTGCACTCGATCAAGGGCAAAGACGATCTCTGACTTGGCATAGGTACTAAACCCATACCGAGTCTGGCGTCCTGGCGCATCACCGATGATCAAGTATTTCGGGTGGTGATCTGGTTTCCATGCGCGACCTTTGAACCCAACCAATTGCCCAAATTTATTACGCACAGGGATTGTGATGCGATCAGAGATTTCATCCCATCCAATATCCCAATCACTCAAAGTCGACCGTTCAAATCCTCGATTGAGCATATATGCGAATGGAGAATCGTCCCATGCCTGCGCCAGATGAGGGTCTAGCCATTCAATTCGGAAACGATCAAGCCATTCTTCTGCTGGTGGGATACGCTCAACTTCGTCAACCATCATGCCAGCTTGCCGGCGTTCAATCTCTCTGCGCAGACCACCAGCTTCGACAGACAGCTCAGGGCCACCATAGCGTTCATCAATCACTCGCTGCGCTTCAATCTCAGAGAGGTCTCGGAGCCGCATGAGGAAATCAACCGCATCTCCACGAAGGCCGCACGAACCACCATGACATATCCAGAGAGTCGTCTTAGTATTCATACGAGCACTCGGACTCTGATCACCATTCAGATGATTCGGGAATGGGCAACTAAAATCAACCTCTTGCCCGGACTTACTGACGTTCTTTACCTCAAGCGCTCGGAGAAAATCCTCCACATCCACATACGAGAGATCACGCTTGCGCATGATTCTCCACTGGATCAGTCCGAGGTGTCTCACGCACGAATGTCTCCGCTGTAGCTGGAGCGGCACCAAAGCGCATATGAGATGGATCCCACAAGAGATCAACCGTCTTGTCTCGAGGCCCATTGCGCACTTTCAAAAGCTTTACCGACATCCGATTCTGCGCACGCATATCCTCAGTCTGGTGCATCCCTAGATAGATGTCAGCAACTTGTCCCACAGAAATTGAACCGCCCATTGTATCAAGTGTCGAACCACCCTTCGCAGCTTCACGGTTGTCTTGGCTGACAAGCATGATGACACTCTCAGTGGCCAAAGCAATCGCCTTACATTCATTGGTGATCTCGACGAGCCCTTCCCAAGATTGCATTGAGGCTCGAGACCGGCGCATGAGCTGAACATAATCAACGACTGTGAAATGGGGCTTGTGACGGCTGATCTCTGCATACAGCCGATCAACAGTAAAATTGCCCAACCCATCAAGGACTACAAGGTCGTGCTCGAGCGCACTGAATTGCTTAGCCAACCTTTGCCATAGCTGCTCATCCTCGTCCGAAAGTTCACGAAGACGCAAGAGTTTATGTGAGAAATGCACCACCATCGTATCAATACGTTCGAGAACCTCTCGCCGGCTCATCTCAAGTGGGATGAAAAGGGCTGAATGATCTTGCTCCACCACATTCATCGTTACCCAAGATGCGAGGGTACTTTTCCCCAACCCCATATACCCGGAAAGGACAATCACATTCCCTGGGCGCACACCGCCAATCATGTCATCGAACTCAGGGATACCGATCTGGAACCCTGGCGGCGTCCCCTTAGCCTTCTCGATCTGATATTCCGTGACGCGATGCTCCATCTCTGAAAGCCTCGAAACACGAGAGGAAGAGATCAGAGCAGCGAAGTCACGGCTCGCGTCGATCAGGATCTCATCTAGCCGACCCCATTGTGAAGGATCATCACCAGCGTCAGCAAGCACGAGTAGCTTCGATGCGAAATACCGACGCTTGACATTGTTGACAAAAGCATCTATGAGCGCCTCAAGCGCATCAGAGGATGGCTCTCCATGCCAGCTCGGCCACCGCTCTTTGACAAGCGCAGGCGACGGCGACATATTGTGCCGGCGCGTGTGGAGAACAGCCCATTCAAAAACCTCCGCACACTCCTGACCATCCGCAGTCTGCGCAAAGTGATGGCTCTCTACACCTCGAGCGAGCAGAGTGGAGACTCCTCCGGTCTGCAACGCACGGGCCAACATCGCCCTTTCGATATTCACAGGCTATGCTGAAGCGCGGCCAGCGAGAGATGCGCGCATGAGAGCTTGAACACTCTGGCGCTCACCAGCAACCGCCTGTTCACAAACAGACTGGACTCGGTTGATCTTCTCAAGCAGATCAGCATCATCATCAAGGTCAACGACAAATCGAGTCACATTTACTGGCCCGACTGTGACATTCCCATATTGGACAGTCGGAATAAGTTCAGATGCAGCGCATGTGATCTTGATGCAAGGGACGCCGCGGATGTCCCGCGGCCAATCGAAGTCGTCACCCTTCATAGAAACGCCACCACGTTCCCCGTCCTTCAAAGCTGCTCGTTGCTGTGGGCCTTCTTCCGCCATTTCTATCTCTCTCTCGGTAGATCATCAAGTGTAGCCAAAGGCTTGCCCGTGCAAGTATCGTATCTCACACAAGCCTCATCTTCATAAAGATCAAGTGCGCGTTCAGCTAAAGCCAGCAACGCAAACCCGATGTCGAGGTCTTCAGCCGTATCAAAGAGTTCAACTTCAGCTTCCTCGCCGGCCGAAACAATCTCTCCATTCATGCGATGAAGATGGGCTTTGATGCGGCGCTCAATTCCGATTGGCAGCTCGAGCGTGATAGGCCGCGCTGTGAAAAGAGCTTCCAAGCGCTCGTGAGGAGTGGGCATTACAGATTCCCTCGTCGACGCTTCACCAGATCATCAACCATCCGCGATGCGTCTCGATTGATCTTGTAACCTCGGTGCAGATCCCATACAGTCGCCCCAAGTAGAAATACCCCAACCACTATGCCCAATGCGAGGATCATCAAACGCCTGCTGTGAATCGCTGAAGACCAGACGGCGGGATCTGAGCTACCCACTCCTTGATCTCTTCGACCTGCTCAGGAGTCCAGTAGCGCCATGCAGCACCTTCGTCGCTGCGATGCGAACACAGCTTCTTAGGAAGCCGGCGAGTTCTCTCCCAGCCCCGGATGGTGTTCGGCTTGCGGTTGATGATCTCCGCGAGCTCACCGATGTAGATGCGTCCTTCGTCTCTCTCTGGCATAGCTGGGATCATAGCTTCTCATCGGTGCCCACGTCAAGAGCCTTGATCTGCTGGCGCCGGAAACACAGAGACCCCGGAAGCTGGGCAAAACCTCCGAGGTCTCGTGGAGCCCAATGTGGTAGGCTCTCGCGTTATGGAGACGCTACGGGCAGTATACACATGAGCCAGCGCGTGTGGGGCGAGACCACCACATGACTGCACTGGGGCAAAACGAACGTGCAGGCGCAGGCGGCTATGTTGGCCCTGGCCGCTACCGGCACTACAAGGGCGGTGAGTACGAAGTTCTGGGGTTTGCTCTCCATGAGAGTGAGCTATACCGGCTCGTCATTTACCGCCCACTGACGCCACGAGCCACGCTTCAAGCGTATGCGGTCATGGCGCTTATTGGTCTCCTGGGCGTTCGGTCCCGCAGCGCCATGACGCGCGGAATCCACATCTTCATTCTAGGCAGCTCGAGCGTGGAGCTCGAATCAGCCCCATCCCCAAAATACCTCTAAGCATCTACCGCGAATTCAGCTAAATACATCGCCGCTTGTGAGGCTCATCGGATCGCCGCGAGACACATTGCGATCCCAACGAGAGCCGCGGCCCAATTGATCATATCTGGCTAGTCGTCCTCGTCAGCACCCAGGATCGTCTCCTCTCGTTACCAACCGAGGCTGAGCGCTACAGGCACACCCTGTAGGCAGGCGGGCACCTATAGATGGTGATACGACAGAAGCAAGCGGAGTTTCCGGCTAGTTCAGAGAATTACTTTTTCTGATTCCATCGCACGCGCGTAATGGGAACCTTTTGTCCAAAACGCAAGTGATTGGGTTAGCAGAAATGATTCGATGCTAAACACAGTCTCTACCTAGAAGAAATTTCCTCTAGAGAGATTCTGAGTCGAGTCTCAAAGAACGGATGTCCCTGAGATCGGAGCAGAGAGAGTAGTGGCCCCGCAGCGCCGCAGGCGTGATCTCTAGCCCCAGAAACACGAAAGCCCCCGGTGATCTGGCTAATGCACCGAGGGCTTCGTGGAGGCCAGCAACGCGAGAGAGAACGTGCTGAGCTGCGAGACTGCTTGATCTTAGCAGAGATTGATCTCTGTTATCAAGTCCCTTCTGTGAGGTGCAGAAGGATCTCATAGCGCTGGACTCGATCAGCGACATTCCATCCTGCAGGGTCGAACTCTGTAGACCCTGATTGGGCAGCCGTCCAGATTTCCTTGCGCATCGTCACGAGCTCTTCCTTGAGCTTTACTGCGGTGTGCTTTGCGAGCTCGTGGCTGTGCGGATGCTCCTTGATCACCTTCAGCTCGGCCACATACTGTTCAGCAGCTTTGCGCTCATCAGGCGTCAAGACCGCGTAGGTGTCGGGCGCGGGAGGTGCCTTGTAGACGCCGGCCCGCCATTGGCCAAAGTCCTCAGCCACCGCTCGATCGAGATCGTAGACCTCGCCATCCTGGTACTGCTGGAGCTGTGCTCGAGCGTCCCAGCGGCCATTCGACCACGCATACGTCTGCCAACCCCAAGTGATCTTCTTGGCATTGAACAGATTGCTAATCGTCGAGTAGCCACCATAGGCTCCTGTGCGCGCGAGCCCAATCACCGAGGCGACGCCCTCGAAGTAGGGGAAGGTCGCGGTGGGTTCAGGAGTCGTATCTTCGTCGACGGCGAAGTAGATCGGCCTTGACCCCTTCATCCCGCACGCGATGGCCTGTTCAAGCGCGAATTGCGCATTCTGCTCGCCAGCATTGAATCCGCCAGAGATCGCCGTCGCAGAATCCTCGAAGACCACAACGAGATCAATGCCACCCTTGGACAACAGAAGCGCCTCCGCGGGCACGAGCGCTTTCCCTTCTTGATGTGAGAGGTAACGCGCCGTGAATGACCAGTCGTGTTGTTTCAGCGTCTCTGGCGAATACTGCACATCTGAGTAGTAATCTACGCCAAACCGCATGGTCATGATGCTGTTGAAGACGGCGTAGTCTCGGTCACACCAACAGCAGATGCAGCAGGCGTCGTCGTGTCAGTGCCAGCAGGTTGAGGCGGCGGTGGTTGCGTAGCGAACTCTGTCGTATCGCCAACAAGCTCAGCCGCCTGCTCTTCAACGGCAATGACAGATGGCTTCTCCGCGAGATCCTTTTCAACGTCGTAGATCACTTTGGGAGCGGCAGCCGTGCCAGCCGTAATTACCTTCTGAACCGCTGCTGGCGGTGTGAAGGGGATCTCTGGGGCGCCAAGTCCCTTCGAGACGGCTGTGACCTTCAGCATCGTGCGTGAGGCCACATGAATTCCGGTCGTGATAGTAGCGAGAATGCCTGCTTCTTTGACAGACAAGTGCGTCTGCGGGATCGATGATGCAATCCCAAGAGCGATGTTCAACACCCACACAGCGATTCCCTCACTCGTGCGAATGGCCTTCGTTAGTGGTGCAGACAATTTGGGGACCACGTCAATTCCTTTCGGATGTTCTATGGATGGGAAACTGCATTCTACCGCTTGACAAGCCGGCGTTGGGCTTTCGCCGCAGCCAGCTCCCAAGCGTCGATAAAGCTTGTGATGGTGATGTCTGTTGTGTGCTGAGCAGCCATCACACGAAGGAACTCACTGTACTCCTTACTGTAATACTGGAAATCGTAGATACGTTTAGCCCAGTCATCAGGTGTCGCAGCTAATTCACATACACCAAACCCAGCTATGCGCTCATACTCAGGAAGCGGAGAAGCTGCAGAAGGAATACCGAGCGCTGCATACTCGAGCACCTTGATCGCTGAGCGCGCTCGAGAGAATGGAGTGTTTGAGAGCGGGGCAATCCCAATATCGAACTGAGCGATATTAGAGAAATGCTCTCCGGGTGGCGTCACCCAACCAAGCGTCTCTGGGACTTCTCGAAGTCCAAATTGTCGAGCAACTTCCTTGACTCCATCTACAGGGGTAGCCGGCGTAAACGCGAGCCCAGTCTTATCCATTGCGCGTTGAAGACCATCACCGACAACCTCGAGGTCGCCAAGATGAGTCTGCCACGCCCCAGACCATCCAATTCCTTTCCCGCCGACATGCTCCATCTTGAGTACGTGCGGAGGAACCCCGTTGCGTACCACAGCTCCGTGCCCAAACCCCCACGCTCGTTCAATAGCTGGTGTTGAACAAGTAACAATATCCGCCATCTTACATGCACGCCGCGTATGTTCACGATTCTCGAGAGGGCTTACACTAGGATCGCTGAAATGTTTGAACACAGCTCCATCAGGGAAGACATCGAGATTATCATCAAGATCAATCACTACAGCGATCCCTGCTTGACGCAAGAATTTGATCGAATCAACTAGGCGGTAATCGACAGGGCGATGGAAGACCACCACATCAGCGTCTAGCTCACCGAGACCAATTACTTTCTCTAACCCATTTGCTTGTCGCTTCAATTTGTTCGGGAAGTAAAACGAATGACTAGCTTCAATGCCGGCGCGCTTCGCCGCTTCAATCGGCTCGAGAATCCGGTAGTAACTGCACCCACTAAGATCAGACGGGTAGGCGACAACCTTCATTGCCCACGGACCTTACTGACGACTTGGACCCCTCGCTGAACAGCCTTGGTTATGCAATCCTGCGTCCCCGTTGAGCCGGCTCGAGACATGAATGAGAAAACCGCATCAACATCAGGATTTTCATCTAGCATCTGCGTGTTTCGGATTGGCCCTGCGTTCCCTCCATACTGCTTCCAATCGGCTGGATAAGGGGCCACCTTGAACCCCATATCATTCGCATATTTGCCAGCGATCATATCTGCCCCAGGAGCGTCGCCGTGGATGATCGTCACTTCTGACTTCTCTTTCGCACCACCGAGCTGAGCTAGAGTCCAGACAGTATTGAGAGCCTCGATGATTTCCATATCTCCAGTCCAGTCTCGGGATCCACAGAAAATGACTTTCATGACTGCGGCTCGACGAATTTGTGCCCACAGATTGAGCAGACAGGGAGTGGTTCTTCACTATCTTTTGGGATGACATACCCAGCTTCCAACATCGCGTGCTGATAAAGAGAAATACTCTCAAGCGATGGGCGCTTCCTACCTGTATCCGCAATGGCCGCGTAATAAAGTTCTGAAGGATCATGAAGATCAGTCTGAGCTCGCACAGCTCGTGCCATCTCAAGACACGTCTTAGTCATCACCGTTTGCCCCAATGTCGTTTGCGATTACGCTTGCCCTCGCAAATCGGGCATGAGCATGGAAAGAGTCCAAACACATACCAATCAATACAATCCAAAAGCCGCCGGATCATCACTCTCTCAACTTTTACGGATGTGGATAAGGGAAAGGTTCATCAAACTCGATCCTGAAGATAGCTACACCGTTCCCGTCTGGTGCGCGCTCGGAGATCACTGCTCGGCATCCTCTGATGACGAACCATCCTCGGGCCTGATGCCTCTTCGCTTCCTCTATCGGGGTAGCTAAGCCGGCCACTCGACCGCCATTGGGATGAAGAGTCCACACAAGCTCTCCTGACAACAACCCGTATCGCACTCAAAGCCTGTGCCTCTCTTCAGGCGACATGCCGTGGACAGCGCACAGGGAATACACGCCTTGTGAATCACATCCACACTTCATTGGCCTATCTCCATCCTGCGTATTCGTCGCAATTAGATCGATATGCCGAGCAGGGTTGCCTACCCAAGTCTGCCCAGATGGTACATGCTTTGTCACAACTGCGCCAGCTCCTATCCGCGCATCATGGCCGACAGTGATATACGGCAACACACAGGCGTTGATCCCGATCTTCACACGCTGGCCAATCGTGGCGTAGCCTCCGATGGTCACTCCTGGCGCGAGTTGAGCTCCTTGGTTGATCGAAGCATCGTGGCCGATGTGGACATGCTTCATCAACCAGACCAAGGGGCCGACATACGTCTCCTGTTCACAACCAGCATCAACCGTGACGAATGCCTCTACCCGCGCAAGAAAGCTGATATATGGATCGAAGTAACCTTTCGGCAAATGCCCTGCCATCTCAGGAGGCTCACCAATTACAGCTCGAGGGTCAATACCCACTCTGCCCGATGGATGCAAGTTGCTCAAGTCTCAGTCCCCTTATGGACAACGTCTCTCTGATGGTAGTAGTCGACTTGCCTCTGGCGCCTACCGCGCTGCCGCTCTTCTTGCTTATGCAAGATCCTCACCGGAGACATAGGAGCTTTGATGACATTGGATTGAGTCTGTACAACGATGTCACCACCGCCATCATCAAAGTGGTATGTGTAGTGATTCGTCGTGAAGTGAATACCACATCGAGCACGGATGAATTGGCGGATGCCATACCAAGTGCCATCTTGTCCTATTTCTGAAATCTCCAGATCAGCAAAGTCTGGGTGTCCCGCTTCCTCGAGCCATCGCTTCATATCTAGCGACGGCAAAGAGAAGAGCCGGAAGTCAGAATCCCAAGGGAAGACATAATCATCTGGTGATTCACAGAGCGCGAGAGCTAGCTGCATCATCAAGTCGCGCTTCTCGGCCTCATTCCCTTCCCACGGTCGCGCGGGTGCATAGAGCGTAAGGTCGATTTCCTTCCACGCACAAGTAGCCGCAATGATGTCGCGCTGCCACTTTGGAGATTGTGCCTGCCCATGATGAGGGAACAGCGCATAAGGACCGTCTACTGCAACCAGATGTGTAACACCAAGGTCGGCAAGGTCAAATACGCACCGCTGCAGATTCTCAGCACTTTCGTCATACCACGCCAGCATCGCTACGAGCCTCATGGCACGCAGAACCCTACCATGATCTCCGCTGGCAGCAGCATCATGCACGACCTCTCCGGTGCCTTCTGGTCAAGCGGCTCGTCTACCGCCGCCATCCAGTTCCCGTCGACGCTGACAAGCCCTCCCCACCAGCCAAGTTCGCTCGGTTCGACCGGCTTGCCCTGGCGCTCCGGTGGACGCGAAGACTCCTGAATTGCGACACGCTCAAGATCGTATTCCTGAATCAGTGCGCCACACCACTGACAGCGCTGGCGCGAGATCGTTCCAAACGTACAGATCGGCCCAGCGAAGTGGATGATCTCTGTGTCACTCACCAGAGCACCACACGTATACCATCCTGGTCTTTACCGCCAGCTTGGTGCATGAAGGGACGATGAGGTTCGTAGCTCGGACGAATCCCTCGAAGATGCCGATGGAACTTAGGTTGGTCGCACCGAGATCCCAAGAACATCTCGTATCCCTCTGGTGGCTGTAAGCAGCGCTTCCGACAACGCGAGCGCCGGAACGCGCTCTTCAACCACACCCATTCGCTCACTCGAGCGACTAGGCGCACACGAGAGTCCTACGGACGTGCCCACCGCGGGCATGGCCAGTCTGCTCATCGAGAAGTTCGGTCACAAGCGCATCCGCAACGACATTCTCCTCGCGCGGGATGTGCTTGATCTCAACCAGCTCGAAGCGGCCGGCGAGTTCTCGAGCTCGGTCGACATACGGCTGGAGGTGTGGCTGCTTGATCTGCCACGCACCGAGAGACTGCTCGACGACGAGCTTGGAATCCATGTGGATACGGATCCGCTTGACGCCACGCTCGAGCGCCATCTTGAGCGCAAGGATCAGACCCTCGTACTCGGCCTCGTTCACGGTGCCGTGGTCGCCCAGATAGACGGCCTCCTGATAACCAGTGCCGTCAACGTAGAGCACAGCAGCACACCCGTAATCACCGGGGTTGCCGCGGCTGCCGCCATCGGTATGAGCGATGGCTACGATGCTTGAATAGTCATTCATTGCTGCTAACGGTAGCAGATTTCTCTCGCGCCGAGAGAGACTCTCACCAAGCAGCTTTCGAGCATTGTCGCCACGGTAGTAGTCAGGTGGATAGTCAATGATCACGTTGGCACCCTTTCTAGTCTCTCGACCTTCCAACGTCGCTTCAAGTAGAGCTGCTGCATACGTTCGCGGTACTGGCTCTTGATGACGCCGATCTTCTCGTCGAAGATGTCGTAGACGATGGCATCTGTCTTCCCCGGCGCCGGCCGCATGATGCGCCCAATCTGCTGCTCAACGAGAGGGACACGCCGCGCGGGGAAAGCCATGATGAGTCGATCCAACCGCGGGATGTCGAGCGCTTCATCAGCCACCGTCGAGATGAGGATCGTGCCTCCTGTGGCATTGGCGATAGCTTCACGAACGCGCTCAGAATGCTTGCTCTCTTTGCCCGTCAACACCAATACATTGACCTGATCCTCTTCGCTCTTCCAAGGGTTTGAGACTCCACAGATGCTTCTCAGTTCCTCCTCGAGCTTCTTGACATGTTCGATACGGCGTGTGGTGACAAGCACATGATGACGCTTGACCGCTTCATCCATTGCTGTATTTGCTATGAGCAGATTGCGGTCGGCATCGTCGCAAAGCGCTGTAATCAGCTCGGTGTAGTTGTTCTGGACGCGGTAGCGTGCTCGCATCTGCGTCCGCACAAACTCGAACTCGAACTCGGTAGGCATCACACGTATCATCGGTTTGATCAGAACCTCACCGATGCTGGCGGCATCTGTGCTGTGGACGACCGGCCCGATGACCGCCTCGATGAATGGGAAGAGCATCTTGTCCCAGACTGGTGTGGCTGAATAGCCCAGCCGGTAGAACGCTGAGAAGCGCTGGAGAAGATCCATCAGCGTTTCAGCGCTCGCGTGGTGGACTTCATCGACCACCACCATGCCCCAATGCCGGTAGAAGGAATCAGGCGTCGTCTCACGCCGGCTCCAGAGCGACTGGCGCAAAGCAATCGTGATCGGCTGCTCATCCCAGGTGCCATCCCCGATCAGACCAGCTCGAGCGCCATAGGACTCTTCGATCACGGTGGCCCACTGCTTCGCTAGCGCGGTCTTGTCCACGATGATGAGCGTCGGCTGCCCAGCCCAGCGCGCGACCTCGAGCGCGACCCTTGTCTTCCCGGCGCCAGTAGGCGCCTTCATGATTCCGTTCGTCCAGTCAAGCATCTGATCGCGGGCCTCGGCTTGGTATCCGCGGAGATCGACTGTGGGCCATTCTGCGAATTGGCGCTCCGATGGCGCGTAGAGCGTCATCCTGCGATCCCAATTGATTTGGACGCCCTGAGCGTTAGCGAGACGGTCTAGAGCGTGGGCATAGCCGCGAGGTAGAACGAGATGAGTCGCGGTCTCGGCCCAGAGTTCGAGTTTCTCAGGCAGATCCTTTGCACCGGGGATCTTCTCGGAGATCGCTCGATCTCTATCAGGGTTCTTGACGCTGAGTGCTGAGCAGACGGCGAGCCGCAATCCCTCGGGGATCTCCGTGCGATCGATGGCGATATGGGTGTCGATGATTGCCCGCAAGAGTTGGGATCATAGGTTCTGTTCGATGGCTTGTCAATCATGGGCACGCAATCACCTTCCCAGCGCTCACACACTCCACCAGCGGAGCACTCGCGCTCGAGTTAGTCGACACAACGAGAACAACTGCCGTACCGATCCCGATTATCAACGTCACGATCACGGCAGCAATACCAATCCATAGCCCAATACTGCCTGTCTGTCGAGTCGACGTTTCGGTTTGCTGTGTCTTCTGGCCCTGCTGCTCATACTGCGACCGCCGCAGATCGGCTATATCCTTCTGCACCGGCTCAAGCGCCGCCGTGAGCGCTGCCGTCGCAGACACCGCCGAGATCGCAACTTGCGCCGCAAGTGTCGTGGCCTGCGCCACCGCAACCTCACCCGCACGATTCACCGCAGCCACATCAACGGCTCGGATAGCATCAATACGATCTGATTCCGCGGCTCGAAGCTGCTGCGCATAACGCTCCCGTAGCGTTGCGACCTCGCGCACATGCCGTGACTCAGCGGCCCGTAGATCGTCTTGCCGAGTGATGGCTGCCTGAACATACTCGAGAACATTCTTCGTTGGATCGATAACTGGCGTATGACGAAACCAACTCATCTCAACTCCTTCTAAGTCAGTGCCCCAAAGTCTTCTCGAGCTGGGGGATCAACACCGTCTGATCGTATGACTCGATCTGGCTCGTGACTGTCTTCGACACCATTGAGATCATCCGATCAAGCTGACTTAGTGAAACAGCGGTCTCGGCGTGATGTTGATCCTGTAGCGATAATTGCTTGGCAGTCTGAGCATGATCAAATGCTTGAAGCGCGAGCAGTGTGCGAACTTCTTTAGCTGTCTTCTTCGATGAGATCGCGGATGCTGTCTTACCACTGAGCAACAATTGCTCGATCCCATTGACCGCATTTGCTGATTGTTGGTAGCCCAAAGCAGCAATCGTCAATGTAGCTCCAAGAAAAATACACATGCCAGCGAGAACGGTTGCTATGGCTTTCACGATGATACTCCCTTATCTTGCTTCTTTCTGACTGTTGACCAAAGTTCATTTGTCTCTCTACGGAAAGTGGAATGAGCTTCATCACATTGCCCAATATGTTGATCGAGTTTTTGCCCAAGTTCTTTGATCTGTATTTCAATACGAGCCAACGTAGCCGTGTCAACTGTACTCGCTTTCACGGCTACAACATTACTTGTTGATTGTGACTTACTCAGATCATCAATTTTCTTTACAGCCGAATCAATTTTCTCGTCTCGCAGCACTTGTCGCTTCCACCATTTGTAAAGAGCGACAAGACCACCACCGCCAACGGCAGCCATAATTGCTACCAACGCATCAATCAATGTTGTAATACTGCTTGAGTCGTTGACTGATTGTGTCAGTAGCATCAGCTAGCTCGTTCCATTATTGGCATTTTGCCTGATATGTTCAGATACACTGAACATCACTGTTGAGCTAGAATCCCAATAGAATTCTAAGCCTGGAGTTAGGGGACACCAAAAAGGTGTTAGTAAACGTGAACCGCCAGATATATAAGGGCCAATATCCCAATCGAAAAGAACTGGCCCCACATTAGCGTCCCAGCCACCTTGAATAGGATTTACGGGGACTACCATAATCTCTGAATCATCAACCCACATCCCCACGAGCCCGAAAGTCCCTTCTCCCTCGTTGGCTTTTAGTTGCCCTTGGAAGACTACTCGAAGTTCACCATACCCACCATATTCAACTCGTTGCTGATAATGTGCTGTATTGACAGGTTGCTGTGACCCATTATAAGTAAAAGTTGCTGTCTCCCCAAACGTCTGTTGGGTATAACGATAACCATTTGCCCACGGCCGGCGATCACGCGACCCATCAAACAAAATTGATCCACCAGAATTGACGTTCACAATATCCCACAGCCTAACTCTACCTGCAGTAGTCGGAGTGGTTGGCCCGTTGATGTTTGTGAAACCAGCTCCAGTGTTCGCTTGGTCAGTCCCAGTGACCAAATAGAGATTTCCTGCCGCGTCCATTTCTATCCCATACCCACGGTAATTCCCCACAGCGGGCAAGGATGGTGGTGTAAGAATAGCGTTAGTAACACCGCCAAAAGAAACAGGCACGAGCACTCCCTGCGTATTCACAACATATACTGCGGTCGCTGCAGGCGTCAACGAAAACTCGACCGCTCCAGTAGTTGCGTTTACACTTCCTACAGAAAGTTGACAATCAGTTCCCAACAGCACACCATTCTGTTGTGAAGTTCCAGCCCCCATACTGTTCAAAATTGTCTGGAGGTTATTTATCTGCTGTTGCAGACCTGAAAGAATTGGTTGCAAATCAGACAGAGAAGCAATGATCGTCATTAGCTCGAAGTGCTGTAAGTAGTTTGCATATCTGTTACGCGCTCATTACCCTCGTCGTCAATGTTGACCTGCATCGAATAAAGACGCACTGGGTAATACTGATTTGGGTTCCCTGCAGCCCATGCTGGTGGTGGGACAACCATACGACCGTAATTAGACCCAATGTAGATGAAGTCACCAATATCGTAATCTTGGAACGGCTGCGGGACAGACATTCCATTCTCGGCAGCTTCGTGATACTGAACTGGAGCCATCGAGTAGATGACCTGTGGAGCATCAAGGAAGAGAACCTCCTCAGTTGCATACGCAGCGGTGATCACAGAACTCACCACGCTCGAGAGAGATGCGAGCGCTTCCCATAGCCCATACGTAGTAATAGCTGCCGAGCCAACACCCGGAGCTGGATATTGCGCTTGCCCGTATTGTCCGATCACCGTCATCTGAGTAGTGAGCTTCGATGGGTCGATCGTTCGTGTCAGCGTCGAAAGATTTTGACCATACTTGAAAATAGCATTTGGTTTATCAGTCCCACGACCATAAATCGTGAATTCACTCTTCACAAGGCCATAGTAGAAGTTCATGATCAGAGTCGCAGGATCTACACGGAAATCGAAACCACTCTCGATGTTAGACAATTGCTGGATCATCTGCCCAATGTTCTGGAGCTGATTCACAGTCATCGTCCATTGAATACCATTTGGATTTAGAGGTTGCCCACCACCCGCAGCATTTGGGTCAATAGGAGGCCCACCAATATACCCAGGGTCGTATGTGCCGAATGGAGGAACCCAGATCCCTGTTGGGTACTCAAAGTTTGTCCGCAACATCAAGTCGACAGCAATCTGGACAGGGTCGACAAGATAGTAATACTGAGCAATTGCTGTACTCGTCGACCCAGCCGGCGATCCACCATATGGTGATGTTGCTGGGCCAACCATTGGATTGACACCGTAAGTACCACATTTGAGAAGTCTGGACATGAGCTGCTGGAACCAACCGACAGCATTCACTTGAACATCTTCTTGACCATCCCCAACTGTTTCACTGATTGTCCAGATCGGTCCACTCCACACAATCTCTCCATTGCGGTAGCAAACGAGACAATTCGTGATCGGATTTATGTACTGCGCGGCTGGATCAAGTGTGTTGATGCTAAACGACGCGCTCTCAATCCCATTCAGCGCTACGTTGATCTGCCGTTGTTTCGCAGCAAACAGTGGGGCTAGAAGATTGAACCCAGTAAAGATGCTTCCTGTATACGCATAAGTTGGTTCAGCGATATACCACTGCCAATTGACGCTCGGAGGCCCAGGTGCCACGGGTCGCGGAGAAAGTATGATCGAAGGTGGTGCCGGGATTACCGTAGTACCGAGCGCTCCAAATCCGATCGTCCCTGTATACCCTGTGCCCACAAGAGAAACATTGACAACAGGATTTACTACTATCTGGTAGCGCCTACCACGACGCCCAAGAACAAATATCCGAGACCTCTCGGAATTCGTCTGCATCCTGCCAACTAGAGTGGGGACAGGAATCTGTGCCGGCACAGGCGGTGTGCGCTTGCCATGAGGATCGAGCGCAAAGAAACGTCTCTCATTCGCTGGCGATCGATTCGGCCACACCATCAAGGGAATCGGGACTTGAGCTGGCGTCGGCATCCATCTCTTGCCTCGAGGGTCAAGAGCAAATAGCCGGCGCTCAAGCGAAGAAACTCGAGTAGGCCAAACCATGATCGGGGTAGGTATCTGAGGCTGTACTGGGAAGGAACGCTTCCCGCGTGGCTCAATCATGAAGAAGCGATTACGTGTCGTTGGGTCTCGCTGAGTCCATGTATTGACAGGATTATTGTGCGTTTCATGCGGCGTTGGCATCCACCGCTCTCCACGCGGTTGCAACGAGAAGAAGCGACCTCGCGTAGAAGAGATTCTAGTGGGCCATACTGGCGTTGGCACTGGAATTTGAGGTTGTACTGGAAATTCTTGATGCCCTCGAGGTTGCACCATATAGAGACGCACGCGCGTAGCTGGGTATCGAGTTGGCCAAACAGGAGAAGGAACAGCTATCTGGGGCGGTACGATCATCCATATATGCCCGCGTCGTACTGCAGGTAGCAACCGTACCCTCGTAGAAGGTGAACGAATAGGCAACACGATAGCTGGGTTAGTGAAATAAATCTGCCCAGGAGTAGTAGTTACTTGTCTACCCTTCCTAAGTGCTGCTACCTTACTGCGCCCACTACTAAACCTATTAGGCCACACCATCGTAGGCACTGGGATCTGTGGCGGCACAACAAAAGTTCTATGCCCATGCGGCTGCAACATGAAGAATTTATTACGTGTCGCTGGATCACGACATAACCAAGTGTTTACTGGATTCGTATGTGCCTCATGCGGAGTTGGGAACCAATCCTTACCGCGTGGTTGCAATGCAAAAAGACGAACCCGTGTAGAAGGAAACCTAGCCGGCCAAACCATTACTGGTGGAAGAAGTTGTGTCGGAACTGGCAACCAACGCTTCCCTCGAGTCGAAGATTCAAAGCGCTGTATCTTCCAGTCTTGGGGTGTCGGCAAAATTGCTTGGTGGACAGGCGGTACGATGTCATATCGTTTACCTTTCCTCAACGCTGCTATTTTGCTTCTACCTGAGCTGATACGCAACGGCCAGACAGGAGATGGCCCAGAGACGGTATATGTGAGAACAACTTGGCCAGCCCACCCCGCGGCGCCTGCGTTGTCCGCATTGCTGGAAGATATGCTGCCACCGCCGCCGCCACCACCTGGGCCGCTAACAGGTGCCACACCAGCAGTATTGAACCCACCGTTTCCTCCTGGGCCTCCACCCGTTACCGCTGTGCCACCGGCGCCGCCCACGCTACCCGTTCCGGCAGCACCCGCGTTGCCTGTGCTGCCAGTACCCGCCGAACTACCGCCGCCGCCGCCGCCACCGGGGGCGGCGATCGACCCTGCCGCACCTGCAGCGCCCGCGAAGTGTGTCGTATTCGTACTGCCTGTACCGCCCGCGCCGCCGCTTCCACCAAGAACACCTGGGCTGCCGCCGTTAGCTGTGACCGTAACGGAAGTGCCCGCAACGGTCGATTGTCCACCTGCCGTACCGTTTGCCTGGGCAGCGCCGCCCGTGCCTGCCGCGCCTACCACGACCGTCACTGTTCCCGCCGAAACAGCGAGCGTCAGCTCTTGCGCGAACTCACCGCCGCCAGCTCCGTTGCCAGCTTGGAAACTGGTGTGTTTAGAACCGTTGCCGCCACCTCCCGCGCCCCACGCCTGCGCTTCAATCGTCGCGGGCAACCCTGAAGGATTGAAGGTTCCAGCGGTTGTGAAAGTGAGGACGGTCATGCTCTTACAGCTTCGTCACTTCTGTCCCTACGTGGTTTTCTAGGTAAGTTTCTCCTGGTCCATAGCCCGCGAATAGCTGCGCGAGTCCTATCGATACATCGCGCTCAGTAGGGTGCTGTGACCCCGCGCGTATATGCAGCACTACTTCGTACCTTACGCGCTCAGTTGGTGTGACTTTTTCGCTCATTTAGTATCTCCTTTACGATCAAAGAGACGGAACCGCTCGTCGGCTGGTTCCGTCTCTCTATGATCATCTTCCTTACTCTTCCCACTCCGCAGACACCGTGAAGAGGTGCGAAGTAGGGAGAGCGTTCCCCAGGTTTACAAGCGCGAGTCCGTTCGCTGTCCCCAGGAGCACCTGCCATTGCTCGAGAAGCTCGGCAGGGACATCAAGACCGCTCTGAGTGTTGAATGACCACTCATGAAGCGGGTTAGAGCCAATCGTCGGGCCGGTAGTTCCCGCCGTGGTCGCTGTGGTGTAGTCAATCCCCGAGATCCCCGTAGCAGTCGTGTAGAGCTCGGTGTTGATACCAGTGCGCGTGGAGAAGCCAGTTCCCACAACTCGCACCGTCTGCCGATACAGGCCGATCGTCATCTGCTGCGATGTCGGCACAGAAGCGCCGGCACGCACACCAATGAAAAGACGACGAAGCACGAAGCCGTTCGCAGATCCCGCGACAACTGCCGCGAAATAACCGTTGAACGTCGTGCCTGATGGGACAGCAGCAGCCTGAGCTGTCTGCGATTCGATTGCGACTGCGAAACGTGCCATTATCTACTCCTTACGCCGCAGCGCCAAGAGCAGCGCGAGCTGCATTCTTGGCCGCCTCGACGAGATTCTTGGGAGCCATGTCAGAAGACTGGCTCACGATGTCTCGGACAGTCCCGAGCTTTGCCTCAAACCGCTCGACCTCGTTGACGACACTTCCATCACCGAAAATCTTGTGGTAAAGAGCATCTGCCGCGTCAAGCAGCTTATGCACTTCGCCAACATCGTAGTTTGGTGCGAGTTCAGTGTGCATCTTCTCGAACTGATTCTCCGTTGCTGCAACCGGGGAAGCCGGCGCAACTGCAGGAGCCTGAGCCTCAATAGGCTCTTGAGCCTGCGATCCGTCTGCCATCTTGTTCTCCTTGTTGTTGTTCATGGCGTCATCTGCAGTTGCAGATTGGTGACGTTATATGCGGGAGCTGACCCTGATGAACAATCCAGAGCCGTATCGTTCACTCCCCAAGACCAGTAATTGCCCGCTGTAGAAGCATCTGATATAAGGAATCCTACTCCGAGTCCCCAGTCAACTCCTGGGGTCGGGAAGGAAATTGTCACGGCATTGCTCGTCACGGCTGGCTGGGCATTCGTGGCATTGTTGAAATCCCCTGAGCTAGCTGCAATTGCTACTCGTGCGTACCCAGACCCCGTGACCTCAGCATTCGTGAATGTTCCCTGCTGAAACAAGTCTGAGACCTCAGTCCAAATGACACCGTTGTCGTTCACCGTTCCGCCAACGGTCGTCGGCCAAGTTGGTTCTGCTCCCCCAGAAGTCCCGCCAGTCGTGCATTTGAATATGCAGCCTGTCTGACCAACGAGTGAGTTGAACCCAACTGGGATCACATACGAAGATCCCGCGGTGTAGACCGTTCCTGATGCCCAAGTCTTCGCCGTCAGGATGCCGACGTAGAACGTAGCCGGTGCTCCAAGAGCTGCTGCTTGGAAGACGGCGTTCAGAATCTTCTGCTGTGCTTGTGTAGTGAATCCCATTAGCTTTGCACCAATATCTGTGGGTATACCCTAACATGGCCAGGGTCAAGGAGGATTTGCCGGAAAGCTTGAAAGTGTTGCAAAACTCGGTTAGCAGATAGAGGCGCATAATACAGTGCCACATCTTGAGCCACCGATTGCGTTGTGTTAGTGCTATATGGTGCCGCAATCTGTACAGGCATCTGCACCGTCAAAGCGCTACTCCCATTTGAAGCAGGATAGTTGCTAATCGAGAAAGAGGTAGAGCTGTTGATGGCAGTAATCGTTGGGCTGCCTGTAATCCGAGCTCCAGTCACAGTAGCCCCCGTAACCATCCCACTCGTTGAAGCAACACCAGTAATCGTATGAGAAGCTGTTGAGCACGTACCTGCCGTAAGAAGTTCACTAGCACTTACCGCAACACTATATCCAGCAGCCGCAGTAGCTACGAGCGCTCCATCCACATAGATATTGATAGTGCCGGCTGACTCATCCATTGTCCCAACGATATGTTGCCCAGGCCCATAGAGCACATTCGATGCTGTCAATACAGTTGGCGCCGCCGCGCTGCCAGCTCCCCAGAAACTAAACGTAACGCTGCTCCCAGAGACCACAAGGCTTGCCCATCCAGGCGCACCAAAGATTGCAAAGCTGTTCCCATTCGGCTCTTGAGCACTCAGAGCCTCGACCGTCACTCCAAGTCTTGTGCTCGAGAATGGCAACCCAGGGTTCAAGAGCGAAAAGTAATTGCCAACACTCCCATAAACACATGCAGTGGTTATATCGTTCTTACCCAAAGGCGGCCCTTGAAAAGTAGGAGTTCCAACTTTAGGGATCGTAATCCCACCAATGTCATCAACAACGTGTGTTGCTGCGTCATTGCACTTCCATCTACAAAGAAGGAAGGGGAACTGCTCAGTCTGAAGATCGGAAAGAAGGTAGGTCATTTTACTTCCAAGTGTTCGCCCATGTCACAACGATATAACAATACACTGCACCAGAGGTCGCAATGATCTGAAACTGGTTCAATCCTGGCTGTAACTGAATGAACTGCGATGTCGGATCGTAGTAGTCGAAAACATTGCTGCCGTTTTGGAAGAGTGTCTGTTGGGCTGAGGCGATAGTAACACCATTTACAACCCCCGGAGTAATCGTTGTATCAAGAAGCGTGAAATCACCATTCGTCAAATTGGTGATCGTCGGGTCTTGACAGTTACCCCCAAATGTCGCAACTAGAATAACTGGTTGTGCCAGCCAATTTCCTCGATTCACAACCTCGAGTGTCTGCGTAGGATTGTTGGCGTTACCAAGAAGACTCGAGGCAGATTGTGTCCAAGGAGAAGTCCATCGCGGGTTAGATGCTCGGACAGTGGTCTGGAACTCAGACTTAGCTCTGTTAGTGCTTGTCTGTAATACAGACTTGATCGCCGGAGCTGAGATCGGTCGCACATTCTGCACAAAGTCAGATGGCCAGAGAGCATCCACTCGGAAATCCTCGACAATGATGTTCGCCATCTGTGAAGTGCCAACCGCTGCTACACCCGCGTAGCCTTCTTGAAGATAACCATACTGCTGAGCTATAGAACCAGAAGCCGTCTGTACCAAAGAATTGGCTACTGGGCTCGCAGTGGTAAGGAACGGATCCTGGTCATACACAAGCCCTTGAAAAGTATCTCCAATACAGATGAGCTGGATCCAATAGCTCACCCCCGGAGTCGGAGTAAAACTAATGTAAGTCGGAGTGTTTGGCCCTATCAGTAGCCCCGTCTGCCCTGTAGTCCCAATGTTGAAAGTAACATACTGGTTACTAGCTGTACATTTCGCTATAACACCAATCGACTGGTTGGCCGTAATGATTGGGACAAAAACCTTAGCTGTCACCATATGATCGATGTATTGCCTCAGCGCGTAATAGGCAATTGCCCCGCTCGAGCCAAAACGCATCGTCCCATCACCAGGGAAGACCACACTGCCAGAGAGTTCCTGCCAATACGCTGCGCTATTCGACGCCTCGCTGAACTCGTCGTGGACATCCCACCAATTGAGCTTTAGCGGAGATTCCACGAGAGTCCCGAAAGCAGCCTCGAGATCGCGCTCCATTCGAGTCGCCTGCATCACATTGCCGGCTTGAATCTCGCCTTCAATCGTCAGAGTGTTGCCGCCCCAATAAGCGTCATATGGGATCTCGCCGTGTTGAGCTGCCCGCGGCTCGCGACTATCTCTGATGTCTGGCCCACCAAGACCATCGATTTCCGTGACGTAGTAACGATCAGGACGCCTCCGATCATTCATGACGAGACCGTTGTATTGGACGATCGAATGACGACTCTTAGCGATCGTGTCAAAGACTGGTGGCGTTACATACTGATATGTCGGAAGTTGCCCAAGAGTTATCTGTGATGGGAAAGTCGCCATGTCTACCTCGAGGGCTGCTTGAGCTGGAAAGCGATTTGTCGGCCTTGTGTGCCACCATCGACAGCCGGCAGAATTGGATTGGATTCAACATGAATATGTTGATCTCCTTGGACGACTGTACCACCAGAATCGAATGAAGGAGTATTCGGGCCACCAGCAAGAATCGCCGGCCCTGTGCTTGCTATTTGGCCCGGCGCTCCAGTACCAGCAAGCCCTGGGTTAGATGGATTGGCCACACCCAGCGAAGAAGCGATGGCTGGGACAAGACCGCCCATCCCCGTGAAGATTGCATCACGGAAGTCAGAGAAAGCTGTAGATGTAAACGACTGTGGTTGAGTGAGCTGCCCATTCAATGTATTGATAGCAATCGTGTTGTTCTCTATGGCCTCATTATTCGATGTCAGCGAACCAATAAGGTTCTCGAACTCTGCGACCTGAGCTGGGTCCATCCCAGATTCCATCTGTGGGAGATTCACCCCGGATATGAAGTTAGCAAACTCTGTCGGGCTCATCCCTTGCACATTCAGACCAAAGTCTGAATTCAGTGTAGAAGACAAACCAGCATTAGTCTGTTGAAGAGATTGGTTTTGCCCTTGGTAAGTCTGCAACATAGCTGGAATGTCGAGGTTGCCGGTCGCCGTACCAGCCGCTTGGATGATCTGCCCTAGGCCGCCGTAAATACCACTAGAGAATTGGCCTCGAGCCTGGAGGTAGCTCGCTGCGGCATTGTCTGTAGCAGCAGTATTGTCAGTAAGAGCTTGTGTGTTTGTTGCAAGATCAGTGTCGAGTCCATCAAGTGACTGAATGATCGTGGCGACAGCTCCCTGGTTGCCTGACTGGATCGCTTGCCCGAGGATCGAGCTCGCTGTGATCCCGTAATTGCCCATCGTGGCGGAAGTAAGAGTGCTACCACCAGGAGCCGTCTGAGCGGCTGTCAAACCTTGGATGTCTGCTCCTGCGTTCCCGGTGTACCCAATGATCTGAGATGTGTCACTGTTGATGGCATTGGTGTAGGACGAAGCGCTAAGTGCGCCGGCGAGTGAGAAATTCCCCTGGCTTGTAGCAACACTAGCGAGCCCAGAGAGCATCGTCGTCCTCGAGCTGTCCGTCTGCGCAGCTTGCTGAATCGCGGAGATAGCATCTTGGATCGCCTGCGCGGTGTATTGGGTGATCGATGAATTGAGCTGATCGATCTGCTGTTGGATTTGAGCCGCAGTCGTCGTGTCTCCCATCGCAGTAGCCCGCTGCAGTGCATCCTCCAAAGCAGACACTTGATTACGCGCTGAGTCTGCGAGAGCATTATCGACAGCCGGCAGCAAGTTGAATTGCCCAAGTGTCTGTTCACTGCTCTGCGTCGACTGTAGCCCGGCCTGCTGTGTCTGGTAGACATTCGAGATAGCAGTGATCTCATCCTGCACTGACTGCTGTTCAGCTTGATACGTCGACTGAAGATTTGTAGCCATCTGGTCGCCAAGATTGGACAGATCAGTCTGAGCTCGCGTATATTCTGAATTGAGCTGTGTAAGAGCAGCCTTCCTCTTCGCAGCATTTTTGATCAGCTTTGATTGACCAATCTTCCCAGTAATAGAAGAGATCGTCTTCTTGAGAAAGCTTTGCTGTTCTTGCATGTTGACCATCTGATCTTCGTATGACTTGACGATGGTCGCGTCACCAGCTCCAGATTGGTTGACGACAATGTTTGGACTCCCAGCGGGACCACCAATACCTGAGCTGACCATCGTAAATCCAGCGGCCCCGGCTGTAGTGGCTGTGACAGTACCAGAGCTACTAACCTTGTAACCAGCACGCTCACCAGCATCCGTCAAATTCTGCTGAATCGTTTGGAAAGTGCTCGAGACGTATTGCTCATATGTCGACAGAGCATTTGAGATCCACGTCGTATATCCAGTGATTACGCCAGCCCTCTGCGCAGCAATACTCGCTTTAGTATTGAACTGCTGCAAACCGTTCTTGAGTGCACTGAAAATCTTCGCCATCACAGTGAGTCCAGTAGTCAGGTCAATTCCTGAAAGACTTGCCACTGTGAGTGCAGCAGGCGTAGTAATTTTTTGCTGAGCTGATGCTAGAAACTCCTCTGATGTGAGAGGAGTGACGTGGCCCCCAGTAGCAAAATGCTGTTTGGGAGAACCTCTGTCGTACCCAAGATGAGAATCAAGTCCACTCGGAGTCGTGCCGGCGAGCCGTGCAACTTCTGCCCACTGATTTGGATTAGCTACACGCTCGCCTTCATGCGCAATGATCGGGACAGGAGCACCACCCCACGGAGCTCGACCGCCTTCAGCAAAGCGCAAGACCTTCTTCCGCAGATGCCGCTGGATATGCCGGCGCAACTGCCGAGTAAGCATCCCACCTACGGCGAGGTGTGGACTATTCGCAACCTCGTCGTAGAGGACTCCAAGAGATGACTCCCCACCGGACGCCCAACCGCTCGATTGGATAGCCGCGATCTGCGCAGCAGCATTAGCACCAACTGCCCCACGGATTGCTGGGTAATCTCCGTAGTACCCAGGTGACGGTGCCCACTGACCCTCGAGGAACTCTCCTGTATAAAAACCAGCCTGTGACGGGCTGCCAAACCACACTGGGTTGGTATTACCGAACTTCCGTGTCGCTGACTGGATCCCAATGTTCAAGAAGTTGTAGAGACCATCCGAGGCAGGGTTGGCATTCTCCTTACCCTGCTCGTTCAGAAGCCATCCAGTGATGACATCGATGTTCAGTCCCGTCACCTTCTGCATCGCTTTGGCGAAGTTCTGCTGATTGCTCGAGATCAGAGAACTGATCCCACGCACAGCCTTCGTATTAGCAATCCTCACACCAAGAGGCATCGGCAGCACGCCGAAACCAGCGGTTGGCGCATTGGCACCGAGGTATTGAGAAGCAGCCAGATAAGTGTCATCAACAGCGTCTTGCCCAACGCTACCAATTGCACCAAGCCCACTGAAGGGCAACCCACCAGATGCGTATGCTTTTCTGCGCACGGCAGGAGCTTTCTGGAGATACGCCCCAAGAAGAGCGCTCTGTCGATCTACATGCCGCGGATCAGTCGAGAGCACTACCTCGTCATGCCCAGCTTCGCCGGCTCGATAGAGGCCACCTCCATCGTGACTATCAACCCATCCTCCTGCTGCATAGCCAGGAGTCAATTGGAGCTCGGGCATTGTGAGACCCGTGGCGACCTTCAGATCAGCGAGCTGTGTACTACCCTTGGGCGCTTTCACGCCAAGAACCTTCAGAGCGTGGTCGAGGATCTTCCCAATCGCCCCGATGCCATCGCTCGCGCCCTGTGCAGTCTTGGAGGTGTTGTGGAGGACTGTCTCGTACGCCTGTGAGATTGTCGCCACAAGAGCGATAGCGCCTTGCTTCGTCCCATTGCCGAGGTTACTGCTGATATTTTGAATGTTCTGGGCCAGCGTCGTCTTGACTTGGCCCATTACATTCCCAGTCGTCTGACTGATCCCATCGAATGTATTTGCCCATGTCGTAGCCGCTTCCTTCATCGGCTTCGTCAGATTGTCACGAGCCTGTATCCCAATCCCAGCAGTACCAGCAGCATGGTCACGCAACCTCTGATAAGCGGCAAGCGCTTCTCGATCCTGCGGTGTCATGGGATTCTCGCTCGAACCGAGCTTGAATTGCTTTTGCCACGCAGCTTCCTGTGTGTCTTCGCCCTTAGCGGCTAGACCACTTGGGTCAACAGCTCGTGGGTCGCGCCCAGCAAAATTCTGTTTGTCAAACCACTTGTTGTACTCCGCTGGCGTCTTGACCGACGCTGGAGGCCCAGGCCCATTAGAAAGCCCTGACTGAATAATCTTGACAAGTCCATAGCCGGCTGCAAGTGCGGCTGCGGCAGGGACAAGAAGACCAGCGCCAATTCCAATGGTCGCCATCTCTGTGTCAATCGCAGCGGTGTCAGCACCAACAATAGTGCTCTCTTCTGCCAGTGCGGCTTCAGTACCTTCTGCGCCAAGCGCTACCTTTGCTGGAACTTTCTCTGCGGCTAAACCAGGACCAGCCATCTCAGTATCGATGACAGCCGTTTTTGAAGCTACACCTGATTCTTCGCTCGAGAGAGCATTCTTCGTATCAGTTGCACTCTGCTGCACCTTTTGGGCTGCGCCATGAGCAGCGTTCCCAAGCCCATTCATATGATCTGCGAAAGTCTTGAATGCTGAAGTGATTGATCCAGTCTCTTTGAATACCTTCATCGCATCCCAAAGCGCTTGAGCTCCGCGTGTAGCTCCCAAGAACGCATCAGAGACTTTATTCAGAACAAGCAGCCCTGCAAAACCAGCGACAAGACCAATCAAAAGATCCTTGGCGTATGGAACTTGGTTCACAAAATCCATGAACCATCTCATCAGCGTCCCAATGGCCTTAGCTACACCAGTAATCGCTGGAAGTAGAACTTGTTGAGCGAATTGACCAAAAACTTGCAGTGAGCCAAGATTGAAAACACTAATCATCAACTTGCCAATAGTGACAAGCAGCCCACCAATCTCACTCAAGACATCCATTGCATCCTTGAAGAACTTCCTTACTTCTGGCCCATGTGTCTTCACCCAATCAGTCGCACCATTGAGAGTCTGGGTGAGACCGCCAAACATCTGATTTCCAGCCGGTGCCGCATCAGCACCAATTGCTTTGAGTAGTCCATGGAAAGCATGAAGAGCATGGAGGATGGTCTCAAGCCGAGCTTCCCATTTATCAAATTCATCTGTCAAACGCTTCTGTCCGCTGACTGAACCTTCTGTCTTCGCTAGCCCAGTTGCCCATCCATCGATAAACAAAAGCAATGTATGAAGTGCCGGCGCTGCAGCTCTCGCCACAGAATCGAACAGCGACTCGAAATCGACAATGATCTTGGTAATGATCGGAGCGTTCTTCGTCGCATCCTTCGTCATGTCCTCGAAGAATGAGATATGGCGCTTGACGTTGAAAACTTGATCGAGTCCCTTACTGATTGCATCCGCGAGCTTCTCGAATGGCGCCATCAACTTGGGGTTGTCGAAAATCTGAGTGATTTGTGTGATGCCCTTAGCAATCGGTGAGATCAGAGCGTCACCAACCTTGGCGATTGGACTGCCCGGTTGACGGAGCTGGGTCTCAAGCTTGTCAAGCGATCCATAGAGAAGCTTCTCGGGAGAACTCATCTGACCAAGCAGATAATTGAGCTGACCCTGTGTAGAAGTCTCTCGACCACTCGGGCTAGCTGCGGTCATCTGTGCGATCTTCAATTCATCCTTAGCCTCTTGCAAAGCTGCGGGGGCGCGCTGTACAGCAAGCTCGGCTTGGATACGTGACAATTGGGCGCCCATAAGCCCTTCGTTGCCCGACACTCCATACCGTCGAGCAAGGGCAAGATCCTGCTTTGCACGCGGGACCGCGATGTCAGCCGTCTGCTTCTGTGTCCGCGCTTCTTGCACAGCCAACTGAGCCTGCTGAATTTGAAGCTGAGTACCACCAGTCGCTTCAATTTGCTGAAGCTGTTGCTCGGCTTGAGTCAGAGACAACTTCGCGCCGGTAGCTTCCTCAGCAGCCGTCTTCTCAGCCATCGTCAAGTCAGTGATGTTGCGGATCGCTGCAATCCGCGCCTCTGTCAGTTCTTCCTGCGACTCCTTGAGCTGAATCTGTGCGGTGTTGACATTGTTGTAAGCGTCAACGAGACCTTGCTGCGCAGAGATCAGTGACTCGGTCGTTTGGAGCTGAGTTGAGAGAGCCTGAGTCGGATCGAACTGTTGCTGCTGCTGAAGTTCCTGAGAAATCTTGACCGCATCAAGGATGTTCTTGAGGCGCTGGAGGCCAGCGAGAAGAACCGTAACCACAGGAGCCGCCTGTGATAGACCGGAGACGAGGGAACCTCCAAGAGCAGCGCCGGCTTCTGCAGCATCAGAAGCGATCGAGACAAGACTTCCCGCGAGGCCAACTATCGCGGTGTCGAGGACTTGGATCAGGCCGACAATCCCGACGACGCGAAAACCGCGCAAAGCCGCAGACAGACTGATGACCTTGATACCAATGTTGTCAGTGACTTGAGAGAACTTCGATGCCCATTTCTCAAGATCATTAGTTGACTGAGCCATCCTGATGTTCTTGAGTTTATTTCCAGCATCATCCGCCATGCGCCCGAAATCACGCGCCGCAGCGGACCCATCCTCGAACGCTCGAGAGACCTTAGTGAAGTCACTGACGTATGACTGCAGAGTACGACGAGCTTCCTTCGTCGTCATGTCGCCATTCTTGATGGCCTCAAGAGAATCGCTGTATGACGACTTCAGATCAGAACCAACCGCCTGAGCCCTGAATTGGCGTGAGTCTGTCCCGACTACGCGAGAACGCGCAAGTAGATCCTCAGCAATCTGCCCACCAAGCGGAGCCTCTCGAACAAGGCTCACATAACGCTGTCTGATTATTCCCAGGCCATCAGCGAGCTTCTGGAGAGTTGACTGCCCTGAATTGAACCTCTGATAAAGAGCAGCCTGAGCAGTGTCTAAGTCTCGAGTCTTTGACTCGACATCCTTCAACCCACCGCTGAGTTCAACCAGTCTGCCCTTAGCGTTATCCGACATCCGGCCAAATTCACGCGCTGAATCTGATCCATTGTCGAACGCATGTGACACACGAGCAAGATCGCCGGCGAAGTTCTGATAACCACGCCGAGCTTCTGCGTCGGTGAGCCTTCCCTTCCTTGCAGCGTCATCAAACTCTTTGTAGGAAGAGGCGAGATCATTACCACTCGAGGTCGATCCAAGCCGACTAGATTCATTGCGAACAGCTCGCTGCCGCGCGAGCATGTCATCAGCTTGCCTACTACCCAGATCAGACTCGCGGGCGAGGCGACCATACGCCTTCGAGACCATGTCGAGGCCATCTGCGTACTTCTGTAGCTCAGCGTTGTTACCTTGGAACCTAGCGTGGAGAACCTCTTCCGCCTTTTCTACTGCGCGAAGACGCTCTGCGAAAGCTTCCGCCTCGTCGCCAGCGTCTTCCATCGCTGCACGCTGATCGTTGAAAGCCTCTTTACCGCGGCGAGCTTCATCCACCACATCTGCTTGTGCATCTGCGTGTCTACCAGCCGCTTCAGCTCCACGATCATGTGCCTTCGCGTGCTCGTCAATAGCTGCTCGAGTCTGCGGCGCTTGCCGCCGCATCCTCTCGGTCTCTTGGTTGTGACGTTCGATCTCATCGGCGGAATCTCCTGCCGAATCACCGAGGTCGTCAAAGCCACGCTCGAGATCAGACGTGGCGTTGCGCCCAGCAGCGGACGAGCGGAGCTCGTTTACTTGCCGCTGGAGATTGCGAATCTTCTCACTCGCCTCATCCCTGGCGGTGAGAAGGATCTCAATTAGGTAATTACTATCCGACATCTCACGCGGCTTGTCCGCTCATCACCTCCTCCCCTGGGAGCATCGGAACACCAGCATCCTGAGCGGCCATCGCCCGTCGACCAGCATTCATGAAATCACTATAGAACTCGCCTTCGCCTACAGCCTCTTCTTCTTGGCTGCTGGCGATCGTTCCATTCCAGGTGTGAGCAATCAACTCTTCGTAAGCATTCTCAACATCAGACACTATCTGCGCTCGAGGGCTTTCGGTCCCATCGAGATTAGTGTTCGCGTATAACGCACCAATATGAGCAACACGACGATCCCTCAGCTCATCGCAAACAAGCCGGCGCTGGAAAGCGTCAAATGCCTTGATGAATCTACGATACGGCCACTCCATCAATTGCTCTACCGTTTCTGGGTGATAGCTTGAGTAAACCTCGCACGCCTCTAATGCAGTTGGCCTGCGGCGGCGCGGACGCTCGTCATCTTCTTCCTGATGGCTGCCGACGCTCTTGCTACGCGCGGTAGCCGCTCGACGAAAAAATCCTCGAGCTCCGGGTAGTTCTGAGCAATGAAGAGCGTCAACATTTCTTCGCCCTCCTGCAATGAAAGACCGCCGTCCTCTGGTGATCGACTCCAAATCTCTTTCACAGCAAAACGCTCACCAAGAGGGACACGAAGCCAGATGCACTGGCACTCTTCGACCATGTCAGGGACATATGTCGCCAGCTTTGAGAGACCACTGACGAACGAGTCAATCGCGTTGAAATCTCCCTTTGCAAATGCACCATCTGCATCAGCAGTAAAGAGAGACATCATCGAATCGGCATCGCCCAAGATCGAATTGAGCGTAACTCCCTGCGCCATGACTTTCGTAATGCGATCTCCCAGCAGCCCTGTGAACTGAAGCATCGCTGTATACGAAAGCGGCTTCTGCTGGTAAACGCGAGAGAACTCCAGAGACTCATCTTGCTTCGTCCGAGGGTTGAAGACAGTAATAGTCCCTTCGACCTTCCAGTCTCGAGTAGCGACCTGAATCTCAAGATCATCAAGCGCTTCATCGACTACACGAAGAGGCTCCTCTTCTTCACTCACTACTTCACCGGCCACAGGAGTTTCATCCTCTGTGTCAGAGATGATATTCCCAGCGATGTCTGTCTTAGGTGCTTCTACAGTGCTCATAGGGGCTTTGCCTCCTGTAGTTCGTCATTCAATTCATTGGTAGTTTTCTTTGAATCACAAGTTTCACACAGCGGTTCTGTCCCATTCGTATCAGACAATGAATTACGCCATCTAATCATCATGGAACTTTCTTCTCCACATTTTAGGCAAATAATACTCATGCGAGTTCTTCTGCCAGCATTGCTGCGGCTTCTGCTGCGCACTCTACGAGTGCAAGTCTGATGTGCTGATCACTACGCATGATCTCTTCAGCGAAAGCTGCCGTAGCAGCCATGAAGTGTTGCCCATGCTGACCTTTGACTACGTGTGTAAAGACAGTCCCTTCCCTGCCCTCGAAAACCATCATCCCTTTAGGGTCTCGAGCAAAGATCGGAGATCCAGTCGGTCCAAAGACGCCTGTACCACGATCCACGAAGAGCGGATATTGATCAGTGTCTTGAGCGCCTGGGTGCATGTTCCGTGCAACTGCATTCGTATCAGGCGCGTTCTCAATCGAAGTGATTCCGATCTTGGCCTCAATCTGGCCGGCAATGTCTTCAATCGCATCCGTATGCGATGTGTGCGCCTCGAGTTCACCTGTGCGCTTAGGCTCGATCGCACGCAAGAACTCTGTCGACTCCTCAACGTTCCGCTGCACCATTTGGACGAGCGCTTGATGAATCCGGTCGGCCGACAACGCATCGACATTCGACCGAATATGGACTTCTATCTGCTCGTGTTCAGCCATTGGCTATATAGAGGCAAAGCGTCGCGCATCGTTGGCCAATTTCTCGGCCTAGATACGCAGGAAGGGCATCGCCTGACAGCCTGCGGTTGAGGATCGCCCAAGAGTACCAAAGCCAAGCTAGAGAAGCAAAGAGGCGGCAACGCCCTTGAGCGCCACCGCCTCCATTGCCCCAATCCGTCCTTGGATTAGAAGGCGAGCTGGTCGACGATCTCCCCGAACCTCTGATTCGGATCGGTCACGTTGAGGTCCGCGAACATACGGAACGTGAGTGGGATCGTCTGCTGAGCTCCAGTCTTCTGGAAGTCGAAGGTGGAGTTCTGCGGCGATTTGGTCACGCTCCGCACAGAGATCATGCGGATACGTCCAGCGGACGTGCCGATGGTCTTCTGATGCAGGATGGCGAGCCGGCGATTGACGTACGCCAGCGGAGCACCCATCTGTAGGTGACGCTCGTTCGGAGTCACAGTCGAGTCCACGACAATCGCGTTAGGACATTCCCAAGCAATTGCGATGTTCTCGAGCGTCGTCTCCGCGAGCTGCGTCGTCACGGTGCCTTCCCACTCATCTGGGATTGCCAGGATCGACGTAAGGATCTGATCGACATCGAGCTGTGTTTCGGTGTTGTTCCTCATCACCTGAATACCGCTCTTTGTCGAGCCAAGATCAGTCCACCCAGTAAGCGGGTCGTACTGACCGACACCAGAAGTGGTGTGAGCCACTGTTGCAGCCGGCGTCGTACCACCTGTCAAGAGCGTGGACTGAGCCAACATCAATGGCTGAATCCCCTGATTGACGAAGGTGACAACGATAGGAGTGGTAGGCAACGGACCACCAGTACACGTCACACCACCAACAGCAGCAATCCCCGGCACTGCATTGAGAATTGCCTGAATAGCTGACGAGGTCGTGTTGTACGGAATGGCACTCGTTTGTACGCTCTGATAAGAGAGCGTGAACGTGCCGCCAGTCGGCGTGCCTGTAATCGAAACCGTCTGCACGTCTGCCGCGTATGAAGTCGACGTTGCAGCGGTGTAGATGACCGACTCAATCTGGGTCGGGAAAGCCTGCGTGATCGGGGCGACGAGCAGACGCGCTGGGCCGCGGATGATCGCATCGCCAAGTGGATTTACTCTTTGAAAACCAGGCATTTGCTAAGCCCTTCTGTTTATGCGCCCGAGGGCGTCGTTGGCGTTGGCGATGACGCGCCGGTCGACTGCGTCGGAGTCGCTGGAGGCGACGGTGAAGATGATGGCGTTGGGTCTGGGGTTGAAGTGTCGTCAGCTTCGTCATCAACGACTACAAGCTGGTAGCCATTGGCGACGATGCTCTGAAACTCCTCACCAGTGATCTCGATTGCCGGCCCATCAAGGACCAGAACTCGAGCTTCTGTCCCTGTGGTAGCAAGCAGGATTTCCCCAGTGCCGTCACTGGGCGATGGATTTGCAACATACTGAACAAGCGGCATTGAAGCCCTCCTCTATCCGTACGAGAGAGTAGTGATTGTGTAGGTGAGCTCCATCGCTTGCACGAGGAACTTTGGGCCTGTGTTGGAATCAGTTGCCTTACGCACAAATGGGAGGCTCGCCACTGACCTTGGAGGCCGCGATGTCCCCATCTGTGTATTACCAAAGGATCGATCTTGGACGATACAACCGCGAACGGCGGCTGCCATCCTGTGAAGCTGCCGATCAATCTCTTCTGAATCAGCTTGATTAGCAACAGGATCCTTATACGGGCCTGTCGAGACCCACACCTCCACGATAAGTGTGAGGTCGTTCGAGTCGTACTGATCAAGTTGGTTGCGATCTTCTGTCGGCGCTGTGTTCAGACAGCGGACAGTGATTGCTGGGAGCGCGTCCTGGGGCGCATCCTGCAATGACAGGCGATGTCCGAGATACACATTGGACGGAAGCACGGGCTTGATCGTTGTGCTGATGGCTGGGCGCCCTGTAGCCGCAGCGAAGTCTTGATCGCGCGGCGCCCAGACTGTCTCTTGCAAAGTGATCTGCGCCGGCAGCTCGTTGATGATTTGTACAGCCACCGCGCGCTGAACAAGTTCGCTCGAGTCATCGAACCCAATTGCTGGGCGATCAAGATCACGCCATACCTGAGACATGCTCATGGGAACAACAACCCATCCCAATGCGGGCCACCAAGACGGGGCTCCGGTGTGAGTGCAGGATTAGGCGTGCGTTGACGCACATGCTCGAGCGAAGACATTGGCACAGCCATCGCCTTAGCAACAGGAAGAGCGTCCCCCAAGTAGTACCGGAGCTGCCGTAGATCATCTGGAAGTTCATGGCAGAGTCGAGCATGGAGCTGGTCGAGCGCTGCGATCTGATCTGGATAGCTCGAGATTTCCACTGGGCTTTGCGTCGTACGTGTCTTCCATTGACGCATCCAGTAATCCTTAGCTGGCGTGCAGAGGTGCTTCGCAGCCAACTTGCCGAGATAATCGATGAGCTGTGGATCGTATGCGACCTCTTCATCAGCGGTGACGATTTGCCCCATCGTCTCTCGCTTAGCCCGATCAGCAAACTTCTGCATGTAACGATCACCAAAATCTGAGTCGTACCTCAGAGCATTGAAGGTAACTGGCATGTACTGGCCGATAGCGTCTACAACTGCGCCTGTCGGAGTTCCAATACCAGGGCCATGATCAGAGATCACCAACGGGAATTCTGGTGTCTCTTGGTATCCAGTGCTTGCAAGATCGATACCCCACCATCCCATGAATGGGCCTTCGATCGCTCTATCGTCTACACCCCAGTCATATGCGATGTTGAAACCAGCATCGCCAATCGGTGGGTTCACTACACGAGCTGCTGCTGAACTGATTACAGCCGTCCGAGAAAGCAATGGCCGCATCCAGAAAACCACTGTCGCGTCGTCATAAGTAGATGGCATAGCAGTACCGTCATCCTGTACGACCACGTCGTACAGAGACGGCTGCTGGTCCCCGACCGCAACTACGATCGGGGACCGCGCATCCGATGTTACATCCGGCTTTCTACCGAGGATCGCCATTACGCAACAGCAGCGACGCTCTCCTGTAGCGCATCACTAGGAGTCTCGTACGACTCGCGTTCATACTGGATGATTGCAGGACGCTTCTGATGAGCGGCCTCATAGTGAATGGCAGCCTGCACGTCAACCTCACTGAGAACTGCCAGCTTTGCCAGCACCTCTCTGATCCCCAGGCTGTCGTAGCCTGTAAACGGTTCACGCTCGACTGGAGCTGTGAAGTCCGTGATCGACGTGCGATTCATGCCGGCGCGCTCGTAGTTCTTGACTCGATCGATCTCGTCCTTGTTCGAGGAAGCACGCATACGCGCGATGATCTCCTCTGGGTGCAGACCAACATAGTCAGGCCACGGCGGTTCGACTACCAAACCCCCTTGATTACGAGCACCTTCAGCAGCAGTCGCCTTCACGCGATGATGCGTTGCTTCCTCCTCGGTGAGCGGTTCAAAAGCCGCACGGTAATGTGCAGTCCCTTTACCGATCTGCTCTTTGATGAATTCGCTGAGCTCCCAGTCGGAGACAACGGACCCTACGTTGTGCGTGAAGCTGTCATCGTTCATGTTCTTCGCGGTGACAGTCTTGAGGATTAGGTATGGCATGATGGGCTATCAGCTCCTATCAGTGGATTAGCCGGTGAATACTGTTGCAGTGAGGAACGCCTCCGGGCGGCGCAGGCGCACGAAGCGCGCTGATGCCTGACGGAAGAAGTACGTGTGGTGGTCGAGGATGATCTCCGACTGCATCCCCTGCAACCAATCGAGGCGCTGGAAGTCCTGTCGGACTGCCACCATCCCGTCGCAAGTATCAGCAATCGGCTCACCTTCAAACACGTACGGAGCGGTGACGAGAATCTGACCATCAGCCAGGTACTTCGTCATCGCCGTCTGGCCACGGTTGTAACCAGCCGTGACATCGCGGTAGCCGGCGTCCGTGACGATGATCGTAGGCGACTCAGCGATCCGACCACCTTGCGAGTCCGAGGGCGTAGAACCGAGGAGAAGTCCCTCAATATCAGCCGCCTTGGGGAGCATGGTGTTGCGGTCGTTCGGTGAGAGGTAGCCACGAGCCTGATTCGACCTCTGCAGCGTCTTCCACGTATTCGTGTTCATGTGGAAGCGAGAACCGTAGAAGCCAAGATCGTTGGCGATGACCTCCTGCCAGGAAATCATGTCATCAATCGGCGTCGAGTTTGCACGGTCAGTCCACGGCACCGCGGCGGTCGGACTATGACCAGCGTAGTAGTTGTAGGTGATCGTGATCTGCTGCCCGCTGTGCGGGTACTGCACTACAACGTTCTGGCCTGTGAAAGCCAACCAACGCATCAGCTCCGTACGGTTCTCATTACGAAGCTGGAGGATGGTCGCTGCAGTGATGAGATCAACGCCCGCGCGAGCGCGGATGTCAGGGTTGCGAGAAGTCAGACGAAGCTGCAGATCCTCATCAATCCGCTGCATTTCGTCAATGAGCAAGAGCTCGACGACTTCCTGCGTGTAGCGGGCCTGTGGGGTGTAGATAGCAGGCGTGGCATCTGGCGCGCGGAACTGAGCGACACCGAACGATGCGACTTCAGCGATCTCACGCTCGATCGTACGGTCATAAACCGAAACGTTCGGAGCGATCTGATCACCAATGGCTGGAATTGTCTCCCACATTGTCTGAAGGCGACGCCGCACGAGATCCGTGAAACCCGCCTGCTCAAAGATGTCGAAGACGTTGAGACCACCAGTGCCTCCACCGCCACCTTCTGACCCCATGAAGGGTCGGTACTGCTCGACGAGCCACTCATGGAAGCTCGCGTCGTCGCGTGGCCTGCGGCTCACGAGTTCACTCATGGCTGTTGACTCCTTGCTCATGGTCATCAGTCCCCTCTTATGCTCCGACGAACTGGCAGAGCGGGAGAGCCTGAATTGCGAGCTCACCATACTCACCCCAGTTCTGGAGGAGGGAGGTGTCGAAGACCGTGTAGCTGTTGTGGATGGCAATCGGCTCGTCATCCTGCTGGGCGGTATTGCCAAAGAAGTCCTTATCCGGGCCAGCGTAGATCCCGTAAATGGCTTCTCCGGTCGAGCCGGGCGTGCTGCGGGTGACTGCAACTGCCGGCGTCGTGCCGCCAGTAAGCGATGAAGTCGCTGTCATCGCCACCTGAGCCTCGTTGCCGAGCTCGTTGGTGAACGTAACGACAACAGCCGAACCTGGGAGGGCACCGCCAGTGGCAGTCATGTTCCCCTGGCCAATGCTAGTCAGCAGCTCGAGCGCAGCAAGCACCTGAGCAGCAGTAGCGTTGTACGCAATCGCTGCAGTGGTCTGACCACCAAAGGTCAGTGTGAACGTGCCACCAGTCGGGCCACCTGTGATGGTGACGGTCTGCTGCTCGTTGGTGTTGGTTCCAAGCCCAGCGTACGCCTTGACCTTCGTTGGATCAGTCGTCGACTTGGTCACGATCGTACCGCTCGGCAGGATGTACAAACCAGAGCTGTTTGCTGACAGCGTACTGGCGTCAAACACAGCGTTGTACACCATCGCAATCCCCGTGAACCCGAGGATTGGGGTGCTGCGGGAGATAACCCGCTGGCGTGTGGCGATGAATGGCATTTGGGTTTCTCCTACTTAGCGGGAGCGGTCGTGGGCTTCTTGCCGAAATCAGCCTCGAGCTTCGTGGTCAAGGTCGGATCATCCTTGGCCCACTTTGAGAGAAGAGCGTCGCCGGCTGCTTCACCAACAAGTGGCTCCTCATTCTCAGCGTTCGGGGTGGTCTCTGGCGGACGAGCTGTAATCGGTGAGGTGAGAAGATTCCCCTGTCCAGCAAGAGAATTCTTGCCGGTCTCAGGATCATCCAGCAGCAACGCTTCAATCAGACGGTCAGCGAGCTGCGTAGCAGTCTGTTCAACTGGCTTTGGAACGCCACCGTTCTCTGAGAGATTCAGAACAGCAGCCGGTGAGCCATCATCAGCAAGTGCGATGGTCTCATAAGCGGCGCAGAACCCAGGAGTGAATCCCTTGGCCTGCAGATCCCTGACTCGGTTTGCAACCGACTCCTTGCGCTGTCCTGCGGTCGCCTCAGCAAGCTGAGTAGCAAGACGTGCATTGTCATCTGCGATTCGCTGAAAAACGGCCCTCTGGTCATCGGAGAGCTCGAGCCGCTCCAGCGATTCCTGTACGGTGGGCATCTGAGCCCCTCCTTGCTGGTTGTTCGTGCGCTCCGAAAAGAGCGCAGTTGGAATTGGAAGTCCTTGTGGACCTAGAATCGCGCCAAGTTCATCACGATCCTGAGCCGCATCTTCATCAGTCACCCATTCTTTCTGTACCGGCGTCCATTCAGCAAACACCGCTAGAGTGACTTTCCCGTCATCGCTGCAATTGAAAGGAACCACCCAAGCGTCATCGACGCCATCTGGGTCTCCGTATTCAATGTTCACAAGTGCTTTGTTCGAGGTGATGTCCATCACGTAGTAATAAGGCGGTCCACCCGGCTCACCCATACTACGAAATTCAGAAAGCTGAGCTGCGATCTGATCACGGATGTCATTCAGAGAAGGCTCGCCCGCACCCCACTGAACATCAGCGAGAAGTTCACGCTTACGTTCTCCCTCACTCATCTTGGTCGAAACCGCAGCGAGCTTGACGAGATTGATCGGAGGCTGCTCCTTCAGCGGGCCACGATAGAGCGCGATGAGTTTCTTAGCCGCGGCACGCTTCTGCTCAGTTGTGACATCACCCAAAGCAGAAATACGGCCGGCAGCCGAATGAACAGCATTCCGGTTGAGAGTTCCATCCGGCTCACGGACTGGAAGTGAGCAACGCTCCTTAGCTGGCTTAGTGCCTCCACGATCAACAAGACACGAGCGCTCGTACTGTTGATCAGTGAAGTTTCCTGCTGAGCCATCCCACGATCCATCGCTCACACTGTCGGCCAAATTCGTAACTGGCCCTTCTGAAAGCGTCATCGGAACAACACAGCGCTCAGAGAAATCAAGTTCTGAAAGGTCGCCGTACGCTGCCATCCCGCGGACCCACGGTTTGTTGGTGAGGGCAACGTGCTCGACCACCTGATCGAATTGCTGTCCGCTGACAGTATCGACATAGTCGTGGAGGATCCCACACGAGCGATTAGCGACTGTGCCTCGCTGCAGCTTTCCTTGGACTTCAGGTTCGGTGATCTTATGCGCGCCCATCAGAACACGCTCACCTGGGCGAGTCGTCGAGTCGACGATCTTCATGTCAACAATGAACCCAGTGTTGTCGAGCACACCGTTGTCATGAGTCGTCGGAATCGTCACATGCTGCACGGCACCAGCCTTGAAATTGGTAAGAAGGTTCTCGAGCCCAATCTCCTTGTGCGTGTCAGACGATCTCCCAGGGACAATCACCAATGGCTCGCGTAGTTTCTCGCCATATGGACCGGGACGGGTGGCAAGCGTGCCCGAACGCAAGATCGGCGCCCAGATAATCCCATCCCCATCAGCGAGTTCAATCGGCTCACCAAGACCATCACGGACGAAAATCTCAAGAGTCAGATCATCATCCGCTCCGAGCTCGAGTGGATCCTCAGATAGCGACGTGACATCAAGCGCGCCTGCTCGAGCTGCTGACCAAGCTGCTCCTGGGGCGCCACCCCACAGCATGTCCTGAGTTCCTGCGACCGAATTGTCCACGCTGCAGTCGTACTCATGCGCTGCGTGGTATTCAGCCATTGCAGTTACATGCCCATCATTGAGCTGTTGGCCGGCTGCGATCTTTCGACCTGCAGCAACCGCCTCTGGCGGAACATCATGGCCGCTCTCTTTCATCTGCGCGATACCGCGCTTGGCCATTGCGACCATACCCTTGGTCGGTGTATGAGTCCCTGCCGCGAGTTCCAGCTTGTTGCGTTCAATCTCGCCGGTGATAGTGATTCCTGGCATTACACGGCCTCCGCAATCGTGGGCGGCTCGTCTAGACCGAGCAGCACGCGGTAGACATCACAATGTTCGTCAAGTTTGGCGATGATCCCCCACGCAGCCAAAACTGGCTCAGTGTGATCAGTTACACCAAACTCAGCGTCGAGTTCGTCGAGAAGACTGATTGAGCGCTGCTCAGAGAGATGACGATGGCCACCCCATGCCGGCGCTGCGCCGCGGTCAGCTTCTCCGATCGCTACTCCGGGTGCTCCGGTGTCAGGCACCTTTGAGTGTCCACCATGCCCGTGACGCCAATAGGTGGTTTGACGGATCGTGTCTTTCAGGACGCCACAGAGAGCCTCTGTCTTCCCAGGCCCGAACCGCTTGAGATTGTCTTTGAAACAATCGCGCCAAGGCGTTGGACTCTTCGCGTAGTGCTTGAGTAGGAAGCGCAAGTAACCCATCGACCGCGGGTTGGCGGTCACGGCTTGGTAGTTGGAGAGAAGCAGCTCGAGACGATTGTCGATCTCGGCTGCCAGCACGCGCTCGAGGCGCTCTTCGACTACCTCTGGGCTAAGCGGCATGATTCAAAAGCTCCTGTGTGGGTGGACCTGGCGAGAAGATGCACCGGCACCGCTCAGTCTTCCCGCTCAGCCGACGCACTGGCGCGCGACACTTGTAAATCACGTTGAGCTCCTGCTCATATGGCTCTGGGCGGTCGAAGGCAAAGTAAGCGAGGATGTCGTTCACAGTCCCACAACGCGGGCACATGAGCTTGCCGCTGGGGGTAAACAGCGACTCTTGCTCACGGCGCATCGCGTCCGTTGACATGACTAAGCAGCATGAAGCACGGATCGATCAACGAGCCAGTGGCCTCAAGGCCAGTTTGCAGAGATTGATCTCTGCTAACGAATGAGGGTACTTGCGACCACAAAAGTCGCAGTATTTACATCAAATACTATGAGCTCGAGACTAACAGCAATAGCCACAGCTTGGGTGGTAGTACGCGCTCCCAAGCGCTCTCGAACTTTCTCCAGCGCAGCCTGAACAGTGCTCTGAGTAACAAAGCATCGCTCTGCTATTTCAGGTCTTTGAAGCCCTTGAGCACTGTAGGCCAAGAACTCAAGTTGCCTTTTTGTCAATAGAGGGGTCAAAGCGCCTGTACTGCTAGTGTCGGGCCTCTACCCTCACCAAAACCAGACTCAATGTAATCATCGGCTGCTTCTCTAAGTTCTTTCAGCCGGCTAGATCGCACAAGCATCTTCATCGACGACAGATCCGGCGCGATCCAGTAGTACATCCACATAGCTGCCGCTGAATGCCCGAGGTGAGACTCAGAAACATGAGCTGTCTCCCACGCTTGTTTGATCTTGTCGCAGCAATCGAAAAGAACTGACTGAGGATCATCAAACACGAAGACATCACACGGCTCGCCGGTCATCAAGTTTTTCGCGCCGTCACCATTGAGTGTGATCACGACATCCGCCGCTAAGACCCCATCCATCGCAGGTTGCCCACCAAGAAATGCCCAGTCATTGATGCTCTGGGCACCAATCCCAATCACGATCTTCATCGACCCCTCGTTTTCTTCCTAGCATTCTTTTCAGATCGCCGTCTGCTACGGCGCTGAGCTCGAGCCTTAGCTTCTTCTCTAAGTCGCTGTTCATTCTCCATCGACTCTTGAAGAAGATCAAGGCAGCGCGCACAGATCGGGCGCGGGACTCCATTGTCCTGCTTGACCCAGTAATCAGCTAACGCATTCTCACACGTTGAACACGACCTAAGAACAAGTGGATCCTTCTCAAAGAAGTTATCGATGCTCGGCTGTGTCATCTGGCACTTTCACCCGATAGGGCCACACGGCTAGGCGGCACGCCGGGCCTCCTCGTCGCGCAGATTGAACGGGACCAGCGGCGCGTCGGCACGCACGTAGAGCGGGTGGCGCGGGTGGCCGTCCTTCGTCAGCCCGAGACAGAACACCTCGCGGTCGTACAGCGGTCCAACGCGGATCACGGCCTCACGGCTGCCGTAGCGGCCACGGTTCGGCTTCGCGCCCCACGCTGCCACGATCACCGCTGGCGGACCCGCCTCGTCGAGCAGGATGTCCCACAGGTGATCCTCGTTCTCCGGGCCGATTGGCTCGGCCACGCGATCAAGCTCGGCCGGATCGGTCGCCCGGTAGCCGTAGAGGTTCCACACGAGCAGGCCGTCGTGGCCCCACGCTCGCGCGAAGCCCATGCAGCGCCGGATCGTCGGATCGTCAACGCTGGCGTCCGCCGTCGATGGGTTGAGCATCACGAAAAGCGCGAAGCTGTCGTGCGGTCCCCAGTACCGCTCCAGCGTGTAGCGGTAGCGCCCGTCCGGTGACAGGATCGCGCCCTTCTGCACGTCGGGAGCACTGGTCCTTTGCCCCAATAACGTGGATCGAGTCATCGTCCCATCCCAGCCAAATCGGTGTACTCCTGCGCAGCAGTCTCCAATAGCCGTGCGCCTTCTTCAACCGACGCGCCAAACTGCTCGCGCCCTATGACAGCGTGACGAAGAAGTCGCCCAGCGTGCTCAACACACAAGGTTCGTCCCTCCCGCTCCATAATACGGTCTATATAGGCAAGAACGTCTCTAGGCCGGCCCACGCTCACTGCCGGTCCTTCCACAACCGACGCAGCGACTTGCCAGCTCATAGCTTCCCTTCGATACCGAGTGTCACAAGAACGCCAACCGCGAAAAACGCAAGCCATATCGGCCATCGAAGCCGCCACCACCACGAACGGCTCACTGCCGATGCCACCTTCGCGCGCCCTCAAGGATGGCGCGTAGACACCAGCCTCCGAGCACGCCAGCGAGGATCAGAACCACGTCAGTCATCGGAGTGCCTCCTTGAATTCGTATGTGTCTCGCTCATAGTTGAAGCCTGCCACACGTTCTCACCGCATGGCAGGCACTCCTCTCTGCTCAGCCGGTGATGTTCCCGGTATTGTTGTCAGGTGTGTTCGAGTCGATCCATGATCCGTCTCCAAACGTGTGGTAGACGAAATCATAGTTGGTCACTCCTGAATACGTCGACCCTGGGAAGAAAGCTGCTTGGAAGGCAGCATTGCCCTGATCATTACTTGATGTGGATCCCGTTGTATGAGGCGAGCATCCGCTACACGTCGCAAACGGATTGAAGTCAGCCGAATCACCAGGAGAAGGTGCTGACACTGACCACGTCTCACTCCCATAGAAGACTCCATCTACTCCACCAGTTTGAGTCGTTCCTGGGCAGCTCGCCGGATTAGGCTGGGATGTCCCAGCGTCAGTGACGAATGTCCCCTTCACGATCTCTGCGATCGTGTAACTCCCATTGGCCTGTGGATCGATGGTGAATGTGCGGTCGTAAGTATCGACTGCCCAATCTGTACAGTTACCTGAATCGGGGCCATTGCTATCAGTGTAGGTGTAAACGTACGGGCTGTTGATTCCACTCGGGCCTTGTGGCCCTTGATTGCCTTGCGGTCCTTGATTGCCTTGTACTCCCTGCACGCCGGCTGGTCCCTGTGAACCCGGTTGCCCCTGTGGGCCTGCTGGGCCAGTGGATCCTACTTGGCCTGCGAGACCGGCTGCACCGGGAATGCCAGGCGTTCCTTGCGTTCCGTTGATGCCCTGTGGACCGGCTGGCCCTTGCTCACCCTTGAGTGTGATGAGTTTCCAAGCGTGCTGCTCGATGTTCTGCACCACACTCGGCTTGATCTGGCTAGTCGATGTGATGATGTACTTGTTGGCTGCGTACGCGCCGGCACTGAGCGCGAGAAACAATGCAGCACACGCGATCACGATGGACGCGGATGGGCGTCGCCTCATCCTTTTGAGCATGATTGGTGCTCCTTTCTGTCGCTTTCCAAAACCTAGCATCATAAGTTTAGCAGCCTGTCAAGGTTCTGTGTTTTCTTCCGAGCAGAACCCACATAGCCGTGGGCGAGCTGGTTTTACTAAGTCTACGCCGCATCTCTTGCAAATCAGAATCCTCCTTTCAGCACGACGCTTAGCAGCTAATTTCTCTTTATTTGCCGATGCCCATCTGGCATATTCACGTCTCGCGCAAGCCTCACAATAACGCTGAAGATGAGGGAGTAACGGTGCGGGGCGCCACTTCGATACACCAAAGTAAAGTAAAGGTAGCCACCGCCTGCCCGCGTGATCTTTATGGCTACAGAATTTTCTCCCACACACAATAGCAGGAGTAGTTTGATCCCTCCAATGTGTCATCTACAATAGCCCTCTCTCTCTTCTTCAGTTTGCCCCCTCTGAGCGAGCTTGCAGCGGGAGGAGAGGGTTGACCGCACGCCCGCCCAGAGGGGTAACGAGCACCCTACCAAACTATGATCTACGGTACAAGAGGAAGGCTCCGCGACACTCTTGACAGATGCCGCGAAGCCTTTATTCCTCTACGAGGTACAATTGCCGCGGATGTGAGTTGAAAGCGAAAACCTCACTTTGATGACCTCTCACGGCTTAGCCGCGAAAAGTGTATCAAAGAATACGACTACTCGCTCTCGGCTTTACTGGGAGCGCCGGCCGACGTGGAGCTCGAGCTGCAGCTTGGAGTGCTCGAGTAGCTGTGGAGATCGCTCGAGCCTGCCGGCTAGACCGCGCAGAAGAAAAAGGATATACCTGTGATGCAAACTCCCAAGGATATACCTGTGATGCAAACTCCCATGCGCCAGGGTCAATCACCTTCGCCGCGGCCTCGATCGCCTCCTTGTCCATTCTCATACGCTCAGCCATTACTTCCTGCCCAACCCACGACGATTACGTTCGTCATCGATAATCGTATATACGAACTCGACAACTTCGTCAGTTGAATCAGCAATAGCGTCAGCAAAAGTTTTCCGTGCTGCACCTTGAGCAAGCATGATGCGTACCTCTGATGATAGCCCGCCAAACATATCGGATTCACGAGCGACTTGTTGAGACTGATTAGCCATGCCGCTCTTTGGTCGCCCACTCACAGCACTATCTCTTCGAGCTGATACTCCGCGCCCCGCATAATTCGTGAATCCGGCCCATCGAATGAGTCAGGGAGCTGACTCTCTGAAAGCTTCTTGTAGATAGCTGCGTTTGGTGAACCCACAATCTCATGCGGAAGGTTGTCGCAATTATCTGCATCCCAAAACGCTGCGGAATACTCATTGCCAACGCCGGGGAGCGCACCTAGACGATCTGGCAAAGGCCATCCAAAAGTCTCACGAGGGATAACCACATTCCCGACGACTCTGCCGGCGAGCGTATCGACATTCGTCTGCTCAGCCATCGGGCCATCCCTGAAACGCATCAGATACCCATTGGGATCAGCCGACATCAAAGGATCTCAACCTCGAGGCCACCATCTTCCTCGATCAATGTCTCTGGCTCAAGCCCATCTTCATCGGCTACTACATCATCGTCGAGATCGAGTTCGTCTCCATCGAGCACCGGCAGTGAACTATCGTCAGGCTCAGGCTCAACTTCACTTGATTCCTCCTGCGCTGCATTCTGCTGAGTCGCCCATAGCTCATCAAGCGCGTCGACGAATTCTTCGATGGGCACGTAAATATCACACAGAAGCGCGACCTCGCTACACACAACGATGAAGCTGAGTTCGGATCCTTCACCCTCGAGTGTAGAAATGATGTTAGCGCGAGTCATATCAAGTGGAGATGACACAGCCCCGTAAGTCTGTTCGATCAACTCACTAACCTCCACAAGTTCATTCCGTGTTCCCGTCGCCTCGATGTCATCACTGTCTAGTTGTTTGAAAACCATCATCAAACCTTCTTTGCACTAATCGTAATTTGATCCCTGCCGCGATCATATCTTGCTGTAACTTTGGCTGGAGCGCCGATGAACATCGTGACTGGTTCACCAGCACTAGCCACATGAACCTCATCTTCAAACCCAAGATGCTCCATCACCTCACTGGCCCAAGCTGAAGACGCTGACATAGGGGCGCTTGAGTATGCCAGGGCGCTTGAGTATGCCCAATCAGTCCCTCTTGCGATGGCACTCGGGACAAGATGAGCTCGGCGGATCGTCAGATGTTTGGGCTGCCCGCTCCCTCGCCCAAGTGCCCTGACACGAAGACACTGAGGAGAATTACTTACCGAGTTTGGTGGGGCCACAACCCAATCGCCTACCTTAGCGTTCTCGCATTCGTAAACGTAAATGCGACCACCATGAGTGAACTGGACTTGAATATACTTCAATTCCTCGACAGCTCGATTCTCCTTGGCCCGAGCTAGAAGTTCAGAAGCCGCCGCCTCATGCCAATTAGGTGGCGCCGCCGCCCGGATCTCACTCTCTGTAAACGTCAGTTCAGACATCTCGCTTTCTCCTCTCTTTCGGAAGATTAGTGCGCGCCGCCGCCCGGTACATGGATGAACCTACACAGGACCGCGATCTCTCGATCACAGAAGCACCGGATTGACAGCGCGCCATGCGAAGCTAGCATCTCGCATCCTAAGTTTCAAGCCCTCAAGAAAAACTTGCGCGGTGCTGGCTGCCACCAGCGACCTCCCAAACCACACAAGCGGGTGATCAATCCCGCTAGGTCTGAGCGCTCTTGTGCATCTGAGCTAACCGCGCAATCGGGATGGCTGGATTTGAACCAGCGGCCTCCTGCTCCCAAAGCAGGCGCGCTACCAAGCTGCGCTACACCCCGTCTACTCTGTTCTTCTCACGCCAAGCTGTTACCCAATCTGGCACATGCTTGGGACAATATGCCCTCCCATCCTTCTGGAAGAACCAACCATCAGATCCAGCTCGAACCATTCCCCAGCGATGAGCCGGCACAGTAGCATCACAGCCCTCGCATTTCTTGTTGGCGCGCGGCATTACTCTGTCAACTCGGCCAAGAACGCATCGAAACCGTCTGGCGGTGGATGGAGCTCGCCGTTCTTCAAACCCTCGAGCGTCTTCTCGCGCCCATTGCGCTCGATCTCGGCCATGATGAAGTCTTCACGGATCTTACACTCCACGCACACGTCAACCTCATTGCCATCTTCGTCGGTCGACCAATTGCAATCCATGCGGTAGCACAGGCAGCAATACGGCCTCGAGAATGCTGACGCACCGCCTCCGTTACCCATCAGAACCACCAAGCCAGCCATTGCCGAAATTACACGACTGCGCACCATTCATCTCGTGCGAACAACCACAGGCTACCTGATGCGGAGAGAAGACATCATTAGGGTCAATGCGTCGACCCTCAGAATCCACAGCGTTGAAGCCATAAAGAGATCGATCCACTTTTCTCTGCACAACGATCTCAATCTGCCGCTGAACTCCGGTCTTTGGCCCTCGGCCGTCTCGAGTGCGGCTCAATTTGGACACAGGTCGGCTGGAATGCAAGATGGGTGAGGTGGCAGATACACCACCAGCCCGAGGTAAATCAGAACGGTCATCCGCCGAGTCACGACGCCTCCCACGCTTCGATGATCCCGATTGGCTCTGAGTAAAGGGCCGGGCCGGCGCCGATTGACCGATCACGAAGGAACGCCAGCTCATCAGCAACCGACATGCCATCGCGGAGACGATCAGCAACGGGGCTGTAGCCGCGGCCCTCGAGCTCATCTGCCAAATCATCGATGCTCTTGCGTTGTGTCGTCATATCGCCACCGGCCGGAAGTTGCTCAGCAGGTAGTCGCAGTGGACCGCCATCGAGTTCCGCCAGTCCGGTTCGCCAACGGGATCGATGCACACATCGCCATCGCAATCGACCGTCCGAACCTCATAGACGCCAGCCGTGTGATGCCGCCAGCGTGTGCCCACTTCAAGTGAGTTGCTTTTGCGTGTGTTCTGCTGTGTTGGCTGTTCCATCACTCCACCCCCCAAATCAATCATGGTCATCAGCCCAGCCCATCACGTTGAGCAGCTTGCGGTCAGCACCACACTCCGTTCCGTCATCGAGCAGCACGACCCACCATCCCTCGAACGGCGGGAACTCGCTCACGACCTCGCCAGTGCGTCCGGCGTTTGGATGATCGCCATGGATCAGCACCCGCAACCCGACCAAGTCCGCTCTTCCTTGGGCTGGTTGTTCCATTACGACACCCCCAAAAACCGCTTGAAGAACGCGCTTCGCCCAGATCTCGTTGACGAGTAGCGGGTACTGCCGGTTGGTCTCGGCCAGCAGACGCTCAATCGCCTCATCGCCGAGCAGCTCGTCCACGGCGATCATGGCCACCTTCGGGACTGGCTGGCCGCACTCGAAGCATGTTGAGCGACAACCATGCAGACCGTGTTGCGGGCACCAAGCAACCCCCACGACACCGTAATCGGGTCGAACTCGACTGCCGCTTTGCCCCATGTCCGTCACATCACTCATCTTGAGACTCTCCTCTCAGCTCTCGAGCAGTTTAGCGTTGGCGCCGGGAGGAATCGAACCCCAGTGAGTCCACGGAAGCGCGCCGTATCGAACCCACCATCCGCGCCGATGACCCTATCCGCCTCAACGGGCTACTCGACGCCAACGAACTCGAGCCTAGCAAAAGCTCGCATCCTAAGTCAAGCATTCCCTCGAGCAGCTTTGACGCTCTGGGCCACCCCGCTCGAACACGCGCGGAGTACGGCCGGCCGAATACCTCGAGGATACGGCGCGACCGCAGGTTTCAGCGTTCTCGCATCCCAGAGCTACTCGAGCCTACCAAATCCCAAATCCACGCGCAAGGGAGCCGGCGAACCACACATCATCGTTTTTTCTTTCTGAGCCATCTCCCTCGAGAGACCCCCAAGAGTGCTGACGATGCTGACGAACTTCTCGAGCAAAATCCCAAAATCTCAAATCACGCCCAGAGAAATCTCTCCCGTAGGTTCCACCAGCCCCTACCCCTACCCCCTCCATCCATAGGTAGGTGTTAGCAGTCATTCCATTAGTGCTAATTCATAAGTGCTAATCGTTAGCAGCCATGAATCGTTGCTAACAGCTAGTCCTCGAGGCGGCAATTCGCTTGGGCGACGACATGTGCAGCCGAGCTGTATGTGGCGATTGTATGTGCTCGCTCTTGATGTACGAGCTCTGACGGCATGTGCTCGCTACCATCCGGCCCTTCCTGGGCCGCGGCGCCGGCAAAGGGGCAGACCCCTAGGGGTGCTTGCGGATTAGTTATCCGCAGTCGGTCCAACGAGTACTCTGCGTTGATACCACTGCT